CGATGAGGCCAGAGACATGTTGACCGAGACCAATGGCAGCGGCCCCAAGCGCCCCTCCGGCAAGGACGACCCCGGCCTGACCGAGCCCCCCAGCAAGCGCCCCGACGCCACCGTCGGTCTCGGCTTCCGGCTTCGGCAGGGCAGGTCCCGGAGCAACCGGCCCATGCATCGTGCCGTACTGCTTCGCGAGCCGCTGGAACTCGTTCTCGTACTCGATCGCGGTCAGCGTGCCCTTGTGCATAAGCGCGTCGAGCGCGGCGACGTCCTGCTCGTACTGCTGCATCGGCCCGCGGATGCGCTCGAGCACGGCTGCCTGACGCTCCAGCGCGAGTGCGGCCTGCGCCTCGATGCTCGAAGTCTGGCCGGTCGTCTGCTGCAACTTGATCAGCAACTGCTCGTACTGCTGCGTCGAGATCGCGCCGATGTCCGTCAGGCCCTTGAGTGCCTTGAGCTGCTCGCCCCACTCCTTCGCCGGCGCCTGGAGGTCCTGCAGGATCTTGAGCTGCCGCCCGGTCAGGCCGGTCAACTTCTCGGTGCTGTCGCCAGCCGCGGAACTTGCCTTACTGCTGACGCCGAACGCTTCGCCGAGCTCGGTCAGGCCGCCCGCAAGCTTCTTCGCGCCGTCCGCAGCCGCAGCCTCGGCGTCGGTGACCTTGTCGAGGTCCGCAGCGACCTTGGTGGGCTCGGGTCCGACGGTACTGGTGTCGATCCTGACCTGGATGTCGAGGCTCATGTTCTACCCCTGGCCGCCCCGGGCCCGAGCGCTTGGCGCTGCGTCATCTCGGCCGCCTGAGCACGCGCCCGGTCGTCGTCCAGCTTGCGGATCACGGTGATCATCAGCTGCGCCGCATCGCGGTCGTCGCCGAAATGGAACGCACACCAGTCGCGGATCGCGTGCCATGGTACCGGACCGGCAGCCATGCCGATCGCACGCTCCGTGCTCATGTCGGCCCAGCAGTGCAGGACTTGGTTCACCGCGTAGTCGCGCGGCGGCTCGGTGGCGAGCAGGCTGTCGGTGAGTCGCTGATTCTGCACCAGAGCAGGACCGGCCAGCGTCTCGCGTCGGCGCCGCAGGTCGGACAGCTTCGCCGCGTTGGCCCTGTCCCAGGTCAGCCACGCGGCGGCTCTTTTCCCAGGTCGACCGGGTCGACCACGGCGCCGACCGGACGGAAGTTCTTGACCTCGTTCACAAAGTCGCGCACCCGCCGGTTCCAGATGTCCGGCACGTGGGTCATCAACTGGATCAGTAGTTCCTCGGCGACCTCAAGCGAGAATGCGACGGGCTTGCCGCCATCGGTGAGCCGCTCCCATCCGACCAGCACGGTTCCGGCGTAGAGCTGCGCCTGACGGCGGCGGATCGCGGCCTCGTCCTCGACGGTCGGCGCAACGAGCGCGGTGCTCGCCGGGGCATCGGCCGGCTTGTCCTTTGCTGCGGCCTCGTTCTCCTGTAGCTGCTTGAACAGCGCAGCGCTGAACTCGCGGTTCACGCTGCAGCGCACGATGAGCACGATCGGCGCCGCGGGGTCGGGCGAGATCTCGGGCAGCTCGATGCGCTGCGTGATCTGGTTCAGGTCAAAGCGGGCGAAACCAAAGTCGAGGGGCACGATCGGATCGTGCGACGATGACTCTACTCGGGGCGATCCGGGCTACGCCGTCGGCAAGAATGGGAACAGCGAGATCCCGACGGTGTAGTTGCCGGTCGCGTCGCGGAACCCTGCCAGTTTGAGTGCCAGGGAAACCGGACCGTTCGCCGGGAAGCTCGGCGGCGCGTCGGTGCACTTGCAGCTGGGCATGTCGAACAACATACCCATGTCGTCGTTGCGCAGCCCGATGTCGTAGGTGAGCGTCGTGTTGTCCTGGCACGCCTTGATCGCATCGTCCTGGGTCAGCGCCACGGTCAGATCCGCGCTCGCCTCGACCTTGCCGACCACGTCACGCTTAGTGCCCAGCGTGCCATGCTGCTTCTGAGGCGTGACGTGGTTCATGATCGTGATGCCTGCGCTCTCGATGTCGTCGGCGACCACGACGTCAGTCGCCTTGATCGCGACCTTCTCACGCAGGACCTTGTTCACCGAGTTGAAGCTCTGGATCGCGAGCGGCGCCGCCGCCGTGCTAGCCCCGGTGGCCCTGGTCGTGGCTGGCTTCGTGATGGTCGTGCCGATGAAGCTGAGATCGCAGTCGACGAGCGCTTGCTCGCCGATGTTGAACTTCACCTGGTCGAACACGTTGCCGGCCGCATAGATGTACTCGTCGACGGTGCCGCCGCTGAGACCCGTGTACGTCAGCTCCATCTGGTAGCTGCTCATCAGGTAGTCGGCGTGCCCGAACGCGACGTTGCGGATCCAGCGGCCCCAGTACAGATCGATCGTCTTGCTGCTTCCGGTGTCTGCACTACCGACGGTCCAGGACCGGCGCTCGAGCGGGATCTTGGTCGCCGTGATCGGCCCCTTGATCTTGGCGAAGCCCCGATACGCAGCCGTCGCAAACGCGGTCGCGCCGCCCGCCGTACCGCCGACCCATAGCCACTGGCCGACGCTGAGGCCCATCGTGGTGAAGTCCGCAACGGTCGAGATGATGTCACCGCTGCCGTCGATCTGGATGTCGCCCGAAGCGCCGCGGAATCCCGCAACCTCGAGCGTGACCGGGTATGCGCCGGCCGGGGTCTCGGCGACACCGGAGGCCACGGTGATGGACGTGCTGCTCGACGCCGCGCCGACGACCTGGAGCGTACCATTCGCGGTCGCATTGGCCCCCGTGACCCAGCCGCGGGGCACGACGAGCGTGCCAGCCTGCAGCGCGCCGCCCGCGGTGACGGTGTACGCCGTCGAGGTCCGCGCCGTGATCGTCGCGGTCGCTAGCGTGTTGGACCAGTACGCAGTGCCGGTGCCGCCGCTACCCTTGAACACGGTCAGCAACCAGCCGTCCGCCGTCGCGTCGATCAGATCCTTGAGCAGGTCGTGGCCGACGCCGGGATTCGCGTTGGCGTCGACGATCTCTGGCGCTTCCATCTGTCGCTGCTTGGTGAGCGGCTCACGGGCCTTCGTCACCGTGTGCAGGTAGAAGTTGCTCAGCTTGCCGGCATTCGGCTGCAGCGTCTGCCAGCCGGCCGTGGGCTGCGTGCCCAGCGAGGTCTCGCGCGCGATCAGTAGGCCGGTGGCCTCGGCAAGCGTCACAAAGGCGGTGCTTGACATGACGCCAGCGTCGGGCGGAGTGGGGGTCCGGGGCGATTCGCAGGGTCGGCGTCGGCCGCGCGTGGTATCGTCGCGGAGATGGAACTGGTCACGACTCGTCTTCGCTTCGCTGATGGCCACACCGAGGAAGTCAAGTTGACGGTCGCGGATGCCGCTCGCGAGCGCTACATGCGGCCAGTCGTTGTTGACTCCGACGAGAAAACCCTTCACTGGCGAGTCGTGCTGTTCACCAAAAAGCGATTCCTGGTCCCTCCGGGCTTCCACGGCCCATTGGAGAGCGATGATGTGATCGTTGAACGTGACCCGTTATGGCGCTTGGTGATGGAGCGAGACCTTGGTGAGGCTGCGGTCAATCGCGCGCTCGGTCAGCGCCGCAAGGGCTGGCGAATCATGTCGATCTTCGAGGAGATCGCGCCGTGACCGCCCGCCGCTCCAGCCTGCTCCTGCTCCTCGCCATCACCACCACGCTCGCTCTCGGCTGGTACCTCTGCGGTTGGCTCGCAGCGCCGAACTCGATGCGGTGAGTCGACCCGCATCGGGCAAGGGCCTACACCGCGCGGCATGACTGCATCGCAAAATCTACTCGCGCTCTATCGTTCGGCCTCCACCCGCTACCACGCAGCCGTAACCACGGCCGTGGAGAGCGGCGACACCTGCACCCTGGTCGTGCTCGGCGACGGTGCGGACTGGGAAGATAGCGTCACCGCGATCGTGTATGCGCGCCAGTACTTCGGCGTGCCGAAGGGCACGGGTATCGGCGAGTGGCAGCCGGTTCCGGTTACCGCCGAGATCGCGGCTGCTATCACCAGCGCGGTCAGCGGCGGACTGGCCGGGTACGCGTCAGAGTCCTACGTGGACAGCGCCGTGACCGGCCTCGCGACAGAGGACTACGTCGATGGGTCGTCAGCTGGTCGCGTCGCGGTCCCGGGTGCTGGCAGTGTGATCTCGCTCGGCTTCAACACCGCGCGGAATCCCAGCGCGGCCCGCAGCGACAGCCGGCCGACGCGCGTCACGGTCAGCGGCACGTGGGCCTGGAACCTGACCGCAACCGGGACTCAGTCGGGTACCGCAGCCTTCAAGTCCGACTCGAGCGGCACGCCCACGACAACCGTGATCTCGGCGCCGTTCTCGCGCGGCATCAGCGTCGGACTATCGGTCGGAGATACCGGGACGATTCCATGGTCGTGGAGCTACGAGGTCCCGTCCGGCCACAGCTATCTGGTCGCGACCAGCGGCACAGGGACATGGGCCAATCTGCTCGTGGTGGAACAGATCGGATAGCGTCGGAGCGGCGTGGTAGGGTTGGGTAATGGAACCACGCGTCACGTACACGCTGCACCGAGCAGACGGCCCTGCGTCATGGCACCCAGTGGACCCGAAACGACCGCTGCCAAGCGACGTCTATATGAAGCCGGCGCTGCTGTCGGCTGCGAAGGCGCTCGGACATGCCCATGTGATGCGCGTCGACAAGTGGTTCAACTTCCCGCGGCGAGCTTTCGTCGTGGCCGTATTCTCGGATGCAGCCTTCGTCGAGGCCGAGATCCCAACGCTCGCCGAGGTCGATGATCGGGTGGTCGTCGACGAGGCCGCCAAGATGCTGGCCAACGGAGCAACATCATGACCACTCGCACCATCAGGATCTCCGACGCCGACATCGACGCACTCAAGGCGATCCGCGGTGTCGTCGCCGACGCGGCACATCACCCGGGCAGGCAGGCCGCGATCGAGGCGATCGATAGGCTGACCGGCGCGAGGCACGCTCCGTCGTGCACCTGCGACGCGTGCGCAGTCGTAATGGGCACCCGGCTCATCGTCGACGATCCGCATGCCGCAGTGGAGATTCCGCCTGGCGCGTTCTCGTCCGTCGGTGCCGAGAAGTGCCCGGCCTGCATGTCGCTGCGCTGTGCGTGGCAAGGGACGTCGTGGAAGTGCTCCGGGTGCGAGCGGTCGTGGACGCAGGGCGACATCGAGGCGATGTACGCGGGGACGCTGCGGCTCGAGCCGTACCGGGCTATTTAACTTCCATATACCATCCGGGAATTCTCGTCACGCTCATGAACCACCGCCCGTCCGTATCTGCGCCGCTCGGCCCCGACTGCGCCGCCTGCGTGACCACCGGATCGTCGCCCGCAGTCGGCGAGGTCAGCGACACCATCTCGAGCAGGTCGGCCACCTTGTCGCTCAGCTCGGCGATCGCGGCCGAGCCCTGATCGGCCGGGCCCCACAGCTTGACCTGGATCCACAGGTTGCGGCGCACCTTACGCACGCCGCGCTTGCCGGTGGTCAACTGCACGCTCGACGTCGGTTGGATGCTGAGATAGGCGAAGAACTCGCTATCGGGCGGCGGAATCGCGGCACCCTCGCTCTCCAGCGAGAACGGCACGGTCGGGGCGATCGCTGGCCACCCGGTGGCGAAGGTCGCGGACACGAGCTCGCGCATCTGGGCCTCGGTCATGGCGAGCCCTCCACGAGGCGGACCAGCCATTCCCCTGCGGCGACCTCGTCCGGCGCGTCTCGCCAGTGCTTGCCGTGGGCAACGCACCACAGCTCTTGCGGCGCCAATCCGCCGCGCTCGTTGAGGCGCTCTAGCGTCTGGCCGTGGTTTACGAGCGCCTGCTCGCGCCATGGCTCGACGAGCGACCATGGCAGATCTGCCGGCCAAAAGTCGCGCACGGCCTGGGGCAGTCGACTCTGACCGCGCAGGACGCGGAACCGCGGATCTCTGGTCATTCGTCGCCCCCAAACGGCGAGTAGGCCGCCACCATGCCTGCAGCAGCCCCAGCACCGCGCAGGCTTGCGTCCACGCTCGCGGTTACGTCCAGGCGCAGACCATCGTAGCGCGCCTGAATCGTCGCCACAGCGCGATCTACGGCGGCAAGGTCCCAGCCGGCGGGGGCTTGGCTGGAACTACCCAGGACGAGGTAGCGCCCGTACGGGACGTTGTTGGCGACGAACGTGTCGCCGCTGCCGATCTGGTACGAGAGCATCGCGGCCGTGCCCATCGCCGCCGCCTCGCCGTCGTCTTCGCCCTCATGCGGCTGGCCGATGCTCGGTACGAAGTTCCTGCGGAAGTGCCCGGTGTCGACCGGGGCATCCTGTGTCAGGTTCGCCGCGACCTCGAGCGTCAGGTCACGGATCGCGCCTGAGATGGCGGACTGCATCCCGGCGAGGACCTTCGAGACGCGGGGATCGCGCGCCAAGGGTCACCGCTTCGATGCGACGCTCTTGGGTGGGCGCACAACCGGAGTGGTAACCGCCGCCGCGACGGGCTTCGGCGTCTCGGCGCTGGCGGGCGGCGCCACATCCAGGATCGCGGCCGACCACCACAACTCGGCCTGCAGGTCGGTCATGCCGTGCGCGATGTGGTCGAACGGCTGGCCCGGCTCGATTGCGTCGCCGCCAAGCGTGAGCCGCTCGCGCGCGAGGTACGTGCACCCCGGCGTGGGTGGGATCCGCGGCTGGTGTCCGTCGCCTTCGGCCATCGCTACTGCACGATGTTCGAGAAGAACATCCCCAGCTTGGTCGAGACGGCCTTGAAGGTGTCGTCGATCGCGGCTTCGATCCAGAACGAGCGGATATCCTGCTGCCAGTACCGCCATGTCCGGTAGCCCTGATCGTTGCCGGCGATGCCGCGCCAGGTGAAGCGGTAGCCAGCACTCGGCGCGTTGACGGCCGGCGTCGGGTTGACGTAGCCGAGCCACGCGCTCTTGCTGTTGAAGATGAAGCTGTTCGTGCCGGTCACGCCCTCGGCCGCGGTGTTCTGTACACCACCGGCAACGATGACGCGGTCGACCTTGCACAGCTTCGCGATGTCGTCGAGCGTCGCTTCGGCGCTCATGCCCGGGCGCTGACCGTTGACGACGCGGGCAATCACCTGCGGGTTGGTCAGCAGCGGGGTCACGACCTCGGCGCCGAGGACCAGCGTGTTCGCCCAGCGCTTGCCGACCTTCTTCATGGTCGTGCGCTCGGTCAGCAGGTTCGTCAGGGGCACGCCGGTCGACGTGTCCCAGAAGATGTAGTGCGTCGAGTCGGCCGTGGACTGGCCGGTCATGTCCCGGGCCCACACGCCCGTCTTGAAGAACGCCGCGGCCCAGCGCGCGTCCTCGTTGATGTTCATGACCTCGGCGACGGACGACGCGGCGGTCTGCTCGGCATTCGCGGCCTGCGTCCCGGCACTCTGGATCAGTTCCTCGGGGAGCTTCTCGCGGTAGCCGAACGCTTCGCAAAGCACGGTGCGCTGAGTCAGCGCCCAGGCGCCTTCCTCGGCTGCGGTACCCGGAGCACGGACCTGCGCCTTGTTCTGCGCGATCGTGTCCATGTCGATCTCGTAGTACTTCACCTGCTGCTCGTCGCAGGGCACCGTCGGGAAGATCGTCTTGGAGACGAAGTCGGTGTCGGCCTGGAACGCGGCAACCGAGACGTTCTCGAGCACCGGGTTGCGGAACGCGTCGCTCGGGACGGCACCCTTTCGGATAGTGGCTTGGCGCATGACGGAGGCTCCTTACGGTGCGATCGGGCCGGGGTTGAAGTACATCTCGCGGACCTCGTTCACCGCGCCGCCGACCAGCAGCTGCCCGAGGATCTTCTCGCCGGTGGCCGCGGACTTCGCGAGACCGGCATTGGTGGTGCTGATGTGCGCGCCTGCCGAGATGGTGCCAGACAGCGTGATCTTGACGACCGGGCCGACGAGGATCTCCATCGGAGCGCCCGACACCGGCTTGTTGGCGATCACGCCGAGGCAGGCGATGCCCGCGGTGCCAGCGAAGGTCGCGGTCCGGTCGCCCGAGACCGCGGCGAAACAGTACTGCTTCGCGCTGCAGTCGGCGCTCGCGGTGATCCCGCTGATGCGATCTGAGTTGATAGTGGCCATGACTGCTGCTCCTTACGAGAGGGTCCGGGGGTAGGCGTCGGCGTAGAGCTCCGAGCCGCGATCGGTGCGGATGAAGTCTCCGGTCGCCGCCTGGGGCGTCTTGTTGAGCGTCTTGGCGAACGTCGCCAGCTCGGCATTGAAGATCGACTTGGCATCGCCGCCGACTACGCCGTCACCCTCGACGCTCGTGCCGTTCATCTTGCTCAGCATGACGAACGCGGCGTTGGCCGCGACGAGCGCCTCGGTGGCCTCCTTGCGGAGCGCCTCGTCGCCGATGCCGCTGACGCCCTTGAGCAGAGCGACGCGAACCGCTAGCGACTTGCCGATCTGCGGGATGGCCTCGCCTGCCCGCTTCTCGAACTCGATCTGCTCGTTGCGCGCCTTGGCAACAGCGAGCACGGTCTCCTGCGCGGCGATCTGCTCGGCCTGCCGGTCGATCTGCTCGGCCTGTGACTTCGCCATCTCGCCATGGCTCTTGCGGATCTGGCCGCCGCTCTTGGTCGTGTAGACGACGGGGTCTGCGGCAAGCGCGGCGTTCGTCGCGTCCTCGCGACCAGCGGCGTCGAGGCTCAGGAACGCCTGAAGTGCCGCGGGCTCTCCGGCCGCGAGCTTGGCAACGTGAAGGCGCTGCGGCTCGGGGAGCAGGAGCGCAGCGGCGAACATCTTGGCGATCTTGGGGTCCATCGGTGGTCTCTCCTGCGAGTTGCTGTTGACGGTAGAGGGCTGGTTGCGCGGGGGCGAATCAGCACCGGGCGCGCGCGCCGCAACGACCACGACGGCCGGCGCCGAAGCGGGCGCAGCGACGGGACTCGCACACGGCATGTCGCCGTTCATCGCCTTGCCGCACGACGGGCAGTAGCGGTCATCCTCGTCGCACATCGCGTTGCAGTTCCGGCACCGCTCACCGTCCTCGTTCACTGCGGCCTCGGTGCGAACATCGTCCGGCACGACCTCGGTGACGTCGTGCGTGTGGCCGGAATCGGCGGCGATGGTGATAGCGCCCGTGTCAGGATCGAAGGTCCAGGCATGCATGTGCGACTGGTCGGCGCCTTCGCTCGTCTGGTACGACGTCGACAGCGAGTCGCGCCACTCGTCCGCCGGGTCGTCGAGATCGACGGTGTGCTGGTGGCCGTCGACGAGGGAGGTGAGGACGGCAAGTTTGGAGACGGGGCGCGGGCGGGCTGAGCGCTTGTGGACCAGTTCGCGCTGGCCGAGGCCGCCGATGCTGAACGCGTTGAGCTCCTTGGACAGGAACCTTTTGAACGTCGCCGGCGATGGACGCATCGCAATCGCGAGGCCGTGCACGTCGCTCTTGATGCCGAGCGCCGCGTTCACGTCCTTGGTGAGCGGCATGCAGAACACGACGCGGCCATCGTGCGACTCGTCATGGAGCACATCGGACCTCGCGCCTGCGTCGACGAACTCCGCTGCGACCTTGATCAGATCGTCGTCACCGACTACTGCGTCATTCTGGAGATCGACATGCGGCGTCTTGCCGCCATCGAGCGATGAGGCCAGGGCCCAGCCGAACACCAATCCGAGGCGCTCATCCGTTTTGATCACTCGGCACGTGGCCTCCACCGAGGAGCCGCCGCGTGCGCGCTTGATCAGCGCGACGTTGGCAACCGGGCCTTGCGCACCGGCGTCCACGGCGCTGATGAACTTCAGGCTCTTGACGCGGAGCCGATAGTACGGTGCGGGCATGCGACGACGGTCGCCGCACGACGCCACTCGGGGCGATTCAGTAGCTTGCGGCGACCGCTGCCTTGGGCGTATAGAACCGGCGACGGGATCGGTGTCGCTTCCTCGTCCTGCGCGGCTTGCCAGACGGCGCGGTCGGCGTCGCGGCTGCAGCGGCAGGTTTGTGCCCGGCCGGGATTATGATCCGGTGGAACTGCTCACCCATGTCGTGTATTTCGGCATGCTCGATGTCCTTGTCGCTGTGCATGTCGACAAGATCCTGCCTCTGCAGGGAGACGAGTTGCCGCTGATTCAGGTCGACCAGTTTCTGCTTGAAGTTGTCCAGAGTTCCGAACGATTGCCGCTGCTCTGAGGTCAGGTGGTTGTATGTGTCGTGGACGAATGCGCTATGACCGGGGAATGCGTCCTCGAGGCGAGAGGCAGGCACCCTGCTGGCTGCATCGTGGACGTGGTTCGCCATCTCCTCGTGAGTGCTTGCCGCAGGCGCGCGGGCAATTGGAGCCGGCACATCGGCCGTATGATCCGCCGCTGCGGCGGGTGCTCTGGGGCCATCTCCCCGCCGCAGGTCGGCGCGCGCCGCGCGGGCATCGATCAGGGTATCCTTGGCATCGCGATGGGCGTCCTGGTGCCGCTCGAGCGCCGCATGATGCCGATCGACCTTAGCTGCTGCGCGGCGCGCTGCGGTGGCCGCGGTTTTGGCCGCACGCTTGTTCTCTCCGGTCGGATCCTTCTGCGCCTTCTTGTCGGCGACCCTTGCTGCCTTGAGCGCGGATCTCGCAGCGGCGACTGCGCCGCGCCTGGCTTCCTTGGCCGTGGCGACGCGGCCGGCCACTGTGGCGACACGCTCCTTGGCGCGATCGATGGCCCTCGACGCCGACGCGATCGAGCGCGGCGAGGCCCGGCCGCCGCCGCCAGACGACCACTTGCCGTCAGGGCCGCGCGCCTGACTCGGATCGAATTTTTCGAGATCAGCGAGAACCGCATCGTCGTCGGCCCCGCCGAGGCCGTCGGCGGTTACGCCGTACCGAGTCGCGAGGTCCATGATGTCGGCATGCTCATCCACGGACAGACTGTCTTCGTCGTCGGATTTCGCGAATGAGTAGAACCGCTTCTTCGTTTTCTTGGGCGCCTTGGCTGGCAGATTGGGCGCGCGGCCGGTGTGCTTCGAGAGTTCCTTGATTGCCGATGCCGTCGTCTTCATCGACGACCTGAGCGAGTTAAGAGACTCGCCGAGATCCAGATGCCCAGACGTCTCGATGCTTCCCATTGCCCGATCGCGCATCGTCTCGCTCGCGCGCTCCGCTGCTCCGTAAGTCGCGTCATCGGCATGCTCCAGTGCGGCCTCGTTGACGTGATGATCCTCGTCCATCGACTCGAGATGCTCGGTTGCAGCCTCGTGCGCCTTCTTTGACTCGCCATGGATGCGCTGGAGATCTGCATGGGATTCTACTTGTTGCGCATGCAGCCGCTCCAGGGCGGTCTGTGCGGCCTCGGCATGTTTGGCCGCCGACGCATCCCGCTCCGCAAGCTTGGACTTGAACTGCTCGTGCGCGGCGAGCGCGACACTCCTCTCGGCATTGTGCTCCGCGAGCGCCTGCGCCCGCTCGACCTCGTGCGCCGCAACGCTGGCCTCCCTCTCCGCGTTGTGCGCAGATAGCATCTGCTGGCGCTCGTGCTCGTTCTGCGGCTTGTCCTCTCCGCTCAGCGAGTCAGGGTGCGGATGTTCTGGCTCGTAGTCTGCGTGGTCTGGATGGAGATTCTCGAAGCTGTAGTCCTCGGAATCTGGATGCGGGTGGTCGATGCTGTGATTTGCGGCGTACTCCCCGGAGTCAGGATGCAGGGCAGGCTCGATATGGCCAAGGTCCCCATGCTCGATCTCTGGCAGGTCTCGCTCGGTCAGGCCATCGGAGTAGAGGGAGTCGTGCGCCCCCTGAAATGCGTCAGCAAGATCATGCGTGTGTTCATAGCCACGCTCCGGCACGCCGGCGTCTTCGTCTCCCTCGTGCTCATGGGCATGAAGCGCAGCAACGGCGATCAGTGCTTCGGTGTGAGCTTGCTCGAGCTTGCCAGCGTGTGCCTCGGCCTCTTGCTTGAGCCTCTCGTGGGTCACCGAGTACTCAGTGGCGACATCCCGCGCCTCCGTGGTGACATGACCGGCAGCTACAGCGCGCTCCTCGTTCGCGTGATCCGCTGCGTCCTGAGACCTGCGCTCCATCTCCTTACCATGGGCGGCGATTGCAGCCTCATGCTGGGCCGCCGTTGACTCGTCACCCGCGCGAGAATACGCGCGCGCGTAGTCCATGCTGCTACGCAGCGCATCGTCGCCGCCGTGTAGATCACTTTCGGCATGGATGCGGGCGGCCTCCTCATGTCTGGCGCCGGCACCGGCCTGTTGCGCGGCGGCTCCATATCGCCCTTGCTCGCTGAGATCGTCCGGGAACTTCGCCTCCGCTTCGTTGGAGGCAGCGATCAGGCGATCACGATGCTGGCCAAGGAAGGTCTTGTCCTTCAAGGATTCCGTGGCTCGCTGCCGATGCGCGTCGGTCACGCCGCCGAAGGCTGCGCCGCTGCTCGCGCCCCCGCTGCTGAACTTGCCGTGGTCGCGCGGATGCTTGCTCTCGTCGAACTCGTTGAAGGCCTTGGTGAGCGCAGTACGCAGCGTGTAGAACCGTCGCATCTCCTGTAGGCTCGCCGCTCGTCGGTAACGGGGCGATTACGGGCACATGGCGAATCTCACAGACGCTGGCCTTGCGGATCACCGAATACGTATTATGTTGCTCGGCATGACGAATACGAGGCGTGGGAAAGCAGCGGTCGTGGTCACAGGCACGGATCGTCCGGCAGAGCCGAAGCGACCGACGTACGAGTTCCTTGGCGTGTGCACGAGCACCGGGCAGCCGGTGTACTGGGTGAAGGCGTGACCACCCGCGATGAGATCGCATCCGCTGCGGCTGCAAACCCAGCAGCAGTCCTGCTTGTGATCCTCGACGAACTGGTAGATGTCGCGTGTGGCACGAACCCAGCACTCAAGGACTTCATGCGCGAGCGATTCTACCAACGCATGCTCGACAGGTTGCGCGCCCACGGCGTCAAGGGCTGGCGATGAACTCCCGCGGCGCACGCACAGGCCCGAAGCCTGCCGCTGGTACGGCACGCGAGGTTGTTGTGACCGTTCGCGTCACCCGCGATGAGCGCCGCGAGTTCAAGGCCGCTGCGAGGCAGGATGGGAAGCGCAGCGTGAGCGCATGGCTCCGCAACCTCGGACTCGAACGCCTACGCGGCGCGTGACGGCACGATCCTTACGGTCCTCGTACACGCGCACCTGATCGTCTCCTTGGGTGGCGCGTCAGGATCGCCCGGAAACATGAGCAGGTTGCCGAGCCCGCTCTCGAACGGCTCGCCCCACGGTCGCTTCTGGCCGTGCATCGAGATGTGAAACTCGCGGTCGAACTCGCTTTTCTTGCTCGGGTGGTGCAGCCACTCCTGCTCGATCTGCTCCGCCTGGATGTCGCCGCGTGCGATCGCCTGCCTGTACAGTTCGCCGCTGGCCTGATGTGCGATCCGTTGCGACTCGGTCCTGGCGATCGTTTCTGACCTGAGCACCAGCATGTTCTGCCGGTACCGCGACACCGCGCCCTCGAGCTGTGCATCGGTCAGCTCGAGGTCCTGGTCCCGGACCCTTCGAATCGTCCGGTCACTTCGACCATCGCTCAGCTTGCGCTGCAGCGCATCGGCGTAGCGCCCCTTGACCAGCGACTGTCGGTAGCTCTCGACGGCGCGCGCTTGCGCCTCGGTGAGCCCGATCTCGTCGCGGATCCTCGTCGCCGTGACCAGCGGATTCTCGCCGGTCTCCTGGGCCACGCTCATCGCGAACCGGACCATCACGCGCTGCTCCTGCGTCAGCCCGCGGATCAGGTCATAGCGATTGCGCTCGGCCCAGGACATCACCGAGCGATCCTCGTCGTCGAAGTAGATCACCTTCTTGCGGATCGCCGTCGTGTGAAGCTGTGCATTGGCGTGCATCGCGGTCTGCGCGCCGACGGTCGCGTAGGCGTGACGCTCCGCTGCAGCGAAGCTGGCGATCGCGGCGTCCAGGCCCACGATCGGCTCGCCGCTGTGCATGCGAATCGCGATCGACTCGACGGGGTTCTCGGCGCGCAGGTGCTGTAGCGCTGCGACCCAGGCGCGCTTGATTACTGCCGCAGCGGCGTTCTGCGCGCGCTCCATGCCCGCGGCGTCCATGGGTCAGGTCCTGCACTGAGTCGTGAACATGGCACCAGCTGCGTCCACCGTCACCGCGCTACTGCCACCCGCGTCGCCGACGATCACCGACGTCACGCCGTCCAACGTGATCTTGTCGCCTGGTCGCGGCGTGATGCCGGCCGGCAACGTCGAGCCGAAGATCTTGATCACGCGGTTCACGCCAGCGATCAGTGAGCCGTCGACGCGTAGCTGCGTGACGCTCGCCGGGATCGCCTGGACCTCGTAACTAGTCGCGATCGGATTGGTACCCGCGCTGATCGCACCGGGCGCACGCGTGCCGGGAGAAATCTTGATTAGAGTCGCGGGCTTGCTCATGCCTGCGCCGATCAGCGCGTTACCGACCAGGTTCGCGATGTCGCCGTCGAGGAATCCCATGCGTCACTCCTCCCCGTGCACGAGCGTGAACTGGTTCGCCGCGGCGAACGACGAGCACGGCTTGCCGATGCCCGCGTAGCCGCCCTCGTTGGCGACCGCGGTGGCCAGGTACTTGCCCACGAGCCGCTGCACCACGACCGGCATCACGGTGGCCGTCCCGGTCCTGGCGCTCGAGGGCGAGAAGAACGTGACGCCCGTCCCGCCGCCCGCGTTCGCGGCCTGGATGTTCGAGCCCTGGTCCGCCTTGCCCGGCAGCGTCGGGTCCGCGGCGATGAGCACGGCGAGCTCTGCCAGCGCCTTCGGGAACTCTGGCGGCACGGTGGTCGCGTCGACAGCTGTCCCGTCGACCGTCACGTTATCCCGCGGCCACTGGAGCGTCGTGCCGCCCGTACCGTTTCGCGTCCCGTCCCACGGCTGCTCGTCAAGATAGCGCGTCGCGCTGACCAGCGTCTGGGCCTGGGAATCGGCGCTCAACGCAAGCCACGCCGCTGACTGCGGGCCGAAGATGGCCGCGATGTACACGGTGGCCGCTGCGACGTCGCTGTAGACCTCGTAGGTGTTCGCGCCGATGGTGACGGTGAACAGGCTCATGCCGCCTTGTCCTGTTGCTGGAGGTCATCCACCGGCACGTCCTGCTCACCCGCTGCCGGATCCGGTGGACCCTGACGCGGAAGTGGCCCGAGCAGCCCAGCGCCCGGCGGCGCCCATGGCAGGCTCATCCGGTCGAACAGCACCGGCCATGCCGGGTGATCCGGCGGCAGGCCGCTCGCGCCAAGGGACTGCAGCGCCGCGGCCACCACCTGGATGTCGTCGGTCGCGATCGGCTCAGCAACAAGCGTCGGCGTGCACGTATCGGGGTCCAGGCCGTTGAGCGCGATCAGCGGCCTGCACAAGTCGTTGGTCCCGAACTTGCCGATCTCGACGAGGGTCGTCTGCAACGACATCGCGAGCATCGAGGTCTTGTCGCCGTGCATGGCCCTGCTGCCCGAAGTACCGGCGCCCATCATCGCGAACTCGATCCCGAGCACCCGGGCGATCTCGAGCTGGAGCCTGCCGATCGCAGCGTTGATCTCGGGCAGTGCCCCGGTCTCACCGCGCAGGAGCTCGAGCGCCCAGCGCTGGACGCTGGTGATCGTGTTCGGATCGACGCCTTGGTACGTGCCGCTGTCGAGGAGCAGATATTGTAGCTTCTCGGGGCTCTTGACGATGTTGGTGAGCGCGGTCCGCAGCGTCTGCGTCTTCTCGGAAACGTACGCGTTGATCTTGGCCGCGTCGTTCGGAAACTTCTGCTCTGCCTCGGCCATGAGCGCCCGGATCGGCGCGCGCCCGATCGGCATGCCACGCAGATCTGTCTCGAAGCCCAATCCCTCGAGGCCCTCAAGCACGTTGAGCCGCCGCACCAGTTCGATGACGTGGCGCATGAGACCCATGCCGTCGGGCATGTCCGTGAGTAGGTCATCCCAGCAGTAGAACAGGCGCTCGCGCGGGATGACGAAGCTGTTCCCCATGCGTGTCAGCTGGTGCACCGCGTCCCACGGGGCCTGCTCGCTCGGCTTGTTCCAGCGGTCGATCGTGTGCTGTGGCCGGTGCGCGAGCTCGGCGAACACGATCATGCCGTCGTCGACGCGACGCTTGATGGCCCACTCATGCAGCGAGAATCCGCTGAACGTGTACAGCGACGCCTTGCGCACCGTGGCCTGCCACGAGCGCGGCATCTGCGCGTCGATGAGGCCCTGCTGGATGATGTCTACGCCACGCATCGCATCGGGGCCGCCACGGGGATTCGGTTCGGCGTGCCACTTCGCGCCACCGAGCAGGCCGGCCCGGTAGCGAAGGCCAGTCGCGATGACCGCGGTGTTGTACGCGTTCGCGTACGTGACCCACTTCTTCTGGCCGATCAGCTCCGGGCGATGCTCGTCCGTGGGCAGAAACCCGCCGTAGGCCTGGACGCCGTCGCCGCCGTGGAACTGGTCGAGCGGAACGTTGGGCTGCGGGCCGAAGCCGAACGCATTAGCGAACGCCTTGCCGATGCTACCGAAGAAGCCCACGAGTTGACGCTACGCGCACCAATCATTTAGGGGCGATTCGCTCGTCGAGACCACGGGTTGCGGCTCGTCAGCGGTACCGGAGTAGCCGCCGTGATCTTCGGCCACCGCGGGCAGATCGACATGCGCGCTGAACGCCCGGCTGATCGCGTCAACGATGTCGTCGTGGTCGCCATACGGGAAGTCCACGAGCTGATCACGGGCGCGTTCCCAGTTCGGGTGACGCACGATCTTGAAGTTGTTGATCGCGCACTGACCGGCGACCGGCTTGGCGCGTGTGACCTTGCTGCCGGTCTCTGGCGTGTCGGCCACGTACCGACCGGGCGTAAGCTCTCGGATCACGTAGGCCGCGAAGTGGATGCCAGCGCTGCCGGGGTCGCGCGGGATCGACCAGTGCACGTCGCGCGGATCGTTGACGTGCTTAGCGCGGACATGGTCGTCCACTGCGCCGGGCCCGCCCCGGATCGCGTCGTGGTCCATCAGGTAGAACACCTTGTCGCCACCGCGGCGCACGCGCGCGTCTGCGGTCTGGTCAGCCTTCTTCGCCGTGCTGCCAGCGAAGTCCCAGCCACGGCGATCGGGGCCGGACGGAACCATGGCAGGCTCGACGGGAAGGCCGTCAACAAGCATCTGCTCGCCACTGAACAATGCGCCGCCCTCCTGCATGGGCCATTGGTCGAGCTGGGCCGCGATCGCGTCGGTGCCGCCAGTGAGCGAGAGCTGCGCCTCGAGCTTGGAGACCTCAGCCTCGGGGAAGCGAACCGGGTCAGCGAGATCGCCGACTATCGTGCGCCAGTCGTGGTAGCCGATCGACGAACCGGGCCACGTCGGCAGCTTGCGAGCCGGGTGTGCGTCACCCTTGTAGCGCATCTCGATGAGCAGGATCTCGTAACCGAGCGCGGGGTTCCGCAGCACGAGACCAGCGCAGTCGTGCAGGTGCACGCGCTGCATGATGCCGATCGTCGCCGATGCCGTCACCGGGCGCGGGTCGTCGGGATCGTCGGGCAGGTCGCCGTGGCAATCGCGGACCCAGAACGGGACGCGCACCTTGACCTCGCCGCTCATGTTCCGAACGCGAGTCGGCAGCGTGCGCGCGAACCAGCGCGTCGCCTCGATCAACTCGGCCTCGCGATCGGCCTCCTTGACGTTGTGCGGGTCATCCCAGATCAGGCGGTCCGCGCGGAACCCAGTCGCCGCACCGCGCACCGAACTCGAGCGACGCCATCCGCCCTTGCTGTTGGCGTAGTAGGACTTGGCGTCGGCATCTTTCTCCAGCTGGAAGCGATCGCCCCAGAAGCGTTGGTACAGGTGATGCTTGATGATTTTGCGACAGTCCTCATTCGCCTTCTGGGTCAGGTCCGGCGAGTAGGACCACGACATGTAGCGCAGGTCAGGGCGGCTCCGCGGCCCCCATTCCCAGGCTGGAAGGAAAACATTCGTCAGGTACGTCTTCGTGCTGCCGGGCGGCACCAGCGCCAGCAGATTCTTGATCTTGCCATAGTGCACTGCCTCGAGATGGAGTGCGATCGCTTCCTGCACCTTGCCACGCACGAACGGCTGGCCTGGGTCCACGACCGGCCACATCAACTCGACGAAGTCCAGGAAGCACGCCTCGCACCGCTGTTTGACCAGCCGCATGCGCGCCTCGCGGCTGTGACCGAGCAGGATCAGAAGCTCCTGCGGCACAGTCGCGCCGGCGATCGCAGCCTGAGCAGCCGGCAGCGGATCGAGTGGAACGCGAGCCGCGGCGGCCAGTAGCCACAGCACGACGGTCAGGAGCATGCGCGCGGCGGGGAGCATCACTGCACTTCGGCGTCCTCGACGTCCGGTGCGGGCTCGGGTAGCGCAAGACGCCCGTCGCGCTTCGCCATCTCGAAGTTGACCAGGATTCGTTCGAGGTCAGAGCGGTCCTTGTCGTCGAGAACCTGCAGTAGCGCATCGAGCGGAACAGGCGGCGAGGGTTCGACCGGCACGCCATCGGTCAGCGCAACAGTATGCTTGGCCTTGCCGAAGAAGTGGTCGCACATCCACTCGCCGGCGGCCAGGCGCACGCGCGCGTCGTCTTTCATGCCGTCCTCGACGCCAGTGCGGACGTTGTTCATCCAGGTCACGAGGTCGGCGCCGCTGTTCGTGAGCTCGCCGATCAGGTCGCGCAGGATCTTGGGCAGCTTAGGCTTTCCCCCCGGGTTGCCGCTCACGCCCTTCTTGAACTGCCACGGTCGATCGTCAGGTGCGGCGAGTTCCTCGGGTGAAGCATCGTCCGGGGCGAGCGTTCCGTTGGCGCGGCGCGGGCGGATGGCGGCCTTCTTGCCGCGGCCGTCGGCGCTCATCAGCGTTCGTCCTTGGACGTGCTGGAGCACTCCAGATCGCGCATGCGTTGCTCGAGCTTGGCTAGACGCTCGGGCAGCGCCAGATCGACAGCAGGCGTTGATTCCGTCGGCAACGAACGCTGATGCAACTTGCGTGCGACATCGATCAGCCATTCCTCGCGGTCCGCTGCCTTGGCCTCGGCTGTCGTGTGTCGCGTCCAGTGCGAGACGATGAACGGCCAGCCGAATTCCTGCTCGATTGTGTGCAGGAAGGCTGCGGTCACCGGGCCGGCACGGGGTCGTGGCTCAGCGTCCCGGAACACCGTCTCGCGCCTGATCAACTCGACCAGTTCTCTGTACTGGCCGTTCGTGATCTGGCTTGCGTTGTAGGCCGCCGCGAACCCGGCGACCAGTGTCCGGCATTCGTCCTGCGTAAAGCTCATCGCTTCCCCCTGCCCTCGTGCCGCTTGACCGCCTCGACGATCTTCTCCTGCGCCTCCTTGGTCTCGAGCACGGCGAGGATCGCGGCGCGGCCTTCGGGCGAGGTGAGCGCGGAGAGGATGGCTGCGCGCTGCGGCGAGTCCGTGTACACGACGTGCGAGTGGCCCATGTCGACGGCATAGCCGGTCCTGGCGCGCTGCTTGTCTGCCGCGAGTTCACGCTGCCGCACTGGACAGCGCAGCATATGCGGCTCGTTGTCTGGCCCACAGATGCAGATCTCACTCATCGCATTACCTCCGGCTGGGCCGGGATCCTCCGGTCAATCTCTGTGGCCAGCACGCCGATCGCCCTGTCCTCGAAGTCGTCATCCGCATCGAGCGGGATCGCGGCGGCGAGCACTACCGGATTCAGGTATGCGATCAGCACGCTGGTTGGGGCGTGTGCTGGATCCTTGAGGGCCTTGGCCAGGACAGCGCGAGATGCTTCGCACGCAACATCCCTGCCGGCGAGGATGCCTAACTTCCTGAGTACACTGACGTCGCTCATCTCGTACTCCTATCCGCGTACCCGCGCTCGTTCCTGCGCCGATACACATTCTGTCTCGACGGCCGCAGCTTCCGCAGGCGCCTGCACTCCTTGCACCGCGAGCCGTCCGTGTCGAGGTTAAGGCCGCACTCGCGGCAGAGGCGAACCGCGCGACGTCGGGCGAGCAGTGCACGCTGATACTCGACACTGCGATCGCGGCACCGCCTGCACAGGGTGTGGTCCTTGACGGCCCAGCGCGGACACCAGACGCAGGGTGCTTGGGCTTGGAGCCGACGCGGGCCATCAGTCGCAGTCCTCGTTGCCGAGCCGCTGCCGACACATCATCGTCGACCGCCGGTACGGGCGGAACGCGCGCTTGGTCAGGTCCCAAGCGATTGATCCGATGAACGAGCACGCGATGCCGACCGTGAATCCACGGTTGTAGGCAGTCATGTCGATCCACCGCGCGCCGAAGAAGACGCCGTAGATCACGGCGAAGTACACGCACCACAACAGTGCGGTCCAGGCCAGCGATGAGGCGAGGCGGCGATAGTCGACGCTCACGCCAGCACCATCGCGACCGCGAGCGTCACCCAGGCTGCGACCCAGAGCGGACCCCAGTTCTCCCTCGAGTAGGCCCCGGTCGGCGGATCCCGCCAGGCCGCCCGAACGAGCCGAGCGCCGTCGACCATGGCCGACCCGGCGAAGAAGCCAAGCCCCAGCCATCCATACCAGTGCGTCACTTATCCACCTCCGGGATGGATGCGGCAGATGCGGCGCGATACAGCTCGACCAGCCAGTCCGGTGCACCACCGACGATCCCGTCGTCGGGGACGTTCCGAACAGCACGATGCAGCCTCTCCCATGCACTGCTGCGATCGATGATGCGTGCGAGGGCATTGCCCTTCGCCGGGACCTCGATCTCGAGATCGTTGCCAAAGCAGAATCCAAGCCGGAACTTGGCCGGTCGGTCGGCGAGGAACCTGAACTCGATGTCATCGACGAGGTCGAGCATCATCGTTGCGCCGTCCGGATCCACGGCTTCGATCTTCGTCTTACCGCCCGGGTAGCCGTCGGTGGCGATCCGCAGCTTGGTCCACGTGCGTTTGTCTTCGCTCACTTGTCCTCGTCTCTGCGGCCGTGCCGCGTCTGAAAGTGCCCGAGTCGCTCCAGGATGTCGTCGATGTGGCCGGAGAGCAGATTGCCGACGCGGCAGATGGCCTTCTTGACCTCCTCGCGCTCTCCGCGATGTAGCGCCTTGAATTCCTCGGTGTCCATGATCGTTACGCCCGCGCTGAACGGCTCCCATCGTGTCTTCGCTAGGCGGAGGTCCTGCGCGTTAAGCGTCGCGTAGGTCTGCTGGCCACGACGACCCTGGCCGTGGTAGCGAGTCCGGCCGTCCGGATCTTTGCGGGTAGCTGCAGCGATCGCAGCGGCGCGGTCCTGGTGCCCTAGTCGGGTGCCGACACCATCCTCAATCTTGAGGCGGTTCCGCTTGATGCGGCACGGCAGGCACGCCGTGGAGCCCTGCGTTGCGGGCCTCGGCTTGGCGGCAGGGCACCACACACACAGGCCATCCGCCTCTCGTGCAGCACGGCGCCGGGCAGCGGACGCGGCATCCTGCTCACGCTTGCGCTTGAGATGGCGCTGGCACAACTGAGAGTCATCCGCCAGCGATGCGGGCGTGCGGCACCAGCGCCGTGTGCACCAGCCCTGCGACTTCTTCTCCTCGTAGCTCATCCGCGCCGGATCAGGCGCTGTCGTTGCGACGGCTACAGCTTCGGTACTCACTGCCAGTGCAAGACGACCCTACCAATCCGGACCGGGTGTCGCAACACCGATGAAGGTGTCGCACTGTAGTAGGGCACCTGCAAGCTGATTGCGCATGCGGTCGAACCACACCTGCAACAGTACCGCACCAGTGCCACACCCGCACCTGCAACCCGATCGCTACCTGTCAACCGCCACGCCGCGACCGAACCTATAGGCATGACCACGACGCAGCCCCTGCCGACCAACTGGACCTGGACCGTTGCCCCGTCGATGCCCGAGCCCAGGCGCCGCTACCCGCGCAACACCGCGAGCATGGCGGTTACGACGAAGCTGCCGGTGATTCCGTGAGGGCGGCCGTCTGCGTCATCGTGACCTGCCGCGGGCCGGCGATCGCCGCCGTGGACTGCGAGCTGCTCGAGCGGCCGACGCGCGAACTAAGGCCGTGGCGGATCGCTCACGTGCTCGAGGAGCTGCGGATCGCAGCGCCGAAGCGCTAAGCAGCGAGAACGATCAGAATGCCGGCCTGTGCCAGCACGCGATCAGCGACCGAGAACTTCGGCACCTCGACTGCCATCCGTCGTTGGATCGCCTGCTCCTCGTAGAAGCCCGGGTTGCACAGGTCGCAGTTCTGACCGTCGCACGTCCTGCCGTCGTCATAGAACTCGTCCAGACACGGATCGACTTGCCGCTCATCAACGGCACGGGCGATGCGCTCTCGTAGTTGACGCGGGGTGACGGACCGGCTCATCGTCGGCCAGTCTCGCAGCCTCACCCGCCGATCGCAACCCAGATCTGCGCGACCACCAACATCACCGCAGCGCCGATCGCGAGCAGGACCAGCATGCCGACGGCGACGTCTTGGCGCTTCACGGCGCGGGCGGTGGGGTCAGCACAGTCGACACCTTCGACGCTTCGGCCGCCATGTTCGCGGCGGTCGCAGCCAGTGCGCCGGCCTGCTCGTCCGTCAGGAAGCCATTGGCGCGGAGGTCGGCGATCTGCTGCTGCAGCGACGCGAGTAACGGAGCCTGCGCCTGGAACGCGGCGATCAGGAGCTCGATCTGGGCGCGTTCGGCTGCCTCGCCGTCGATAACGGTCTGAATTCTCTGGTCCATGGTCTGTAGCCTTTCGAGGATGGTTGCGTGATTGGCGTCGACGGTCAGCAGGAGTTGCACCAGCAACTCGCGCCTCGAAGCCGATGGGTCGATCGTTGCGGCCATCGCGTCACGGTGGGGTGAGAAACGGTGCGCTCGGCGTGCCGAAGCTCGCCGTCCCGTTGTTCGGCGGCGCCGTGATGGTCGCGGTGTCCGACATGTTGCGGATCGCGCCGTCGAGCGGCGACACGAACGTCGCATGCACGTTGGTGCCCTGACCCGGATTGCCGAGCGCGTCGACCCGGATCGAACGAGCAGGATTCGTCACGCCTGGCGTCGGATCGGGGTAGACCACCCGGATCCACGGGTCATCGCTCTTGACGTTCGTCAGCGGCGTCGACGTGTCGGGGTTCGGAACCGGACCGTCAGTGATGTTCACGGGGAGCGAGACGGAGAAGCCCTTGGGCACGCTGATGCTCATGTGGTGCAGCAGACTCTGCCACGCCGCCATGACATGGGCGATACGAGGTCCGGACGCACACTTGCATACCTAGTGCAGGTGCATAGGTGTCGCAGGTGCGGTCAGGTGGCGCGACCCAACGACAGACCAGAGACAACAGCGGTCGCGATCAGCGCCCGATGCGCACTGTCACGCTCGGTCGCACCAGCTAGCAGGTTTGTCGTGTACACGTCGCGCACCGCGTCCTCGTCGGCGAACCCGCGTTCGTGGGCAACATGGATCGCCCATCCTAACCAGGTCTCGTCGCTGCGCCGAGCGCGAACGGACTGCGGCACCGTCGTGGTAATGGCGGCATGTGCTTCTCTGCACAGCCGATCGATGGCCGCTCGGGCAATCGCCAGTTCGTGCCGCGGACCGGCAAGACGACAGCAGCGAAGCGCGGCGATTTCCTCGGGTGTCAGCATCCCGCTCACCCTCCCCTCCTTGCCCTCGCCAGGGCGGCCTCTACCACCCACCTGCCGCGCGGGTAGCCGTCCGGGATCGCCGCCTGGATCTCCGCTGCGTCTGCCTCGGTGAGCTTCAGTTCCCAGCGCTCGCGCATCGTCATCCCGTACTTGGGCGGCTTGCCGGCGCCGGGGCGAGGGCCACCGCGGGTCATGGCACCTGCCCAGTCTGACGCAGCCATATCCACGCCTCGTCGGCGGTTAGGTGGGCTACCTCAAGGCCGCCCCGCCGAATCGACTTCTTGCCATGTATGCGGCCGGCAACGTGGTCATACCCAAGGCTGTGCAGAACTTCGGAAAGGGTCCTGTCCTTTGTCATGACCGGACCGCATCACATGCCGCGCAGAGGGCGATAAGGTTCGCGAGCACGGCGGGCGTGAACGATCGGCAGCGCGCCGATAGATCGTGGATCACAAGACGTGACCACGCCTCTGCGTCGGATAGGTCATCCGACCCAATCGATGCGATAAACTCCAGCCGATCTGCCTCGTCGAGCACGTTGTGGGCATACGCAGCCCGGATGGCTGCGGTCGCGAGGGAGAGCCTAGGATCATTCAGCGTCTTCACATTGATATAGTACGACCACTCCGCGCCGATGTCCAGCCCTCTCTGCGTGAGACTCAACGCCTTGACGCGCCGCATCCGGACTGCGTGAACCGCATCTACGCAGCGGGAGGCTTGCGTTCTATGAAAATGGACGTACTATAGGAGCAACATGGCAACCAAGACCGTCACTGTGTTCGGCCTGCAGGATGGCCAGTTCACCGCTGGCACCGCGTACATGCTTCGCCAGATCAGGTCACTCGGCGCCACCGCTACGGTCGCCAAGACCGGCCGCGTCACGCTGACGACCCAAGATGGCGAGCGACGCATCTACGCGCTCGAACTGGACCAGGTGCTCGTCGATGATAGCAGGCTGAGCTGCATCTACTCGGCTGAACTGCAGAATCGGATCACGTCCGCCGACAGCCCACTCTCGCGTGCGCTGCGTGATCTCACGGATCGGCAGTGGCAGGTTGTCGCCCAGGCGGTGCGCTGATGGTAACCGTCGAGACGCTGACGCCAGACATGGTGGTGAAGCTGCGCACTCAGGTCGTCGAAGAGATTCGCGCGCTGGAACTGTTGCTCGATCGCTGCAACGCCTGTATGCGGTATCCGGTCGGCGATCCCCGCGTTGACTCGGACGGACTGACCGCACTACGTGCCCGCATCGACGCCGCCATCAACGCCCGCGAGGAGGGGAAGTAGCTGTGGCCAAGCCAACCAAGTTCTCCAAGGGAGACCGCGTGATCGGCCTCGACTGCTTCAAGCGCGGCAAGGGCGGAATCGTCGTCAAGCCGGCGCCCAAGTTTCCCCTGGTGCGCTTCGACGGTGAAGACGCAGACGAGCGAGCGAACAGCGATGACCTACGCGCCGAGACGCCGGACGACGTAGCGGCGAGGGCCCGGGCCGTGGCATTCGCTGAATGGCAGAGACGCGAGCCGCAGACCAAGAAGCTCGCAGTGAAGACGCCCGGCGCGTTCTCGATCGGCAGCCACACGGGCGTCGTCATGCACGGCCTCCTGCGCACACCGGCTGAGATGCGCGAAGCGGCTCGTGAACTCGAGGCGCTGGCCGCGTGGTTCGAGACGAAGCCACCCGAGCGCTCATGACCCGCCTCCCCCGCGCCGTCTGGATCACCCGGCCCGACGGTCGCACGCAACAGGTCTGGGTGGACCACTTCGGCGACGAGTACCAGTGGGAGATCGACGTCAGCGACTGCACCGTGCCGTCGGCGACCGGCGAGTTGCCCGAGCTCGAGTTCTCGCTGGTCCCGATGGGGCGCGTGACGACGCCGAGGATCGACGAGTTGATGCTTGCAACACTGCTGGTGCGGTGCGAAAGGTAAGAGGATGAGCGAGAAAGAGACCAAGGATTACGGGCTTCCGAAGTGGCCGCAGATGGTGGTCAGCGGCAGGCCGGTCACGGCAGACCAGGCCATGGAAATCATCCGCCGAACCGATAGCTTCCTGTGCAACGGATACGGCGGAAACGATCACGACTGGAATGCAAGGATGAAGCATCGCCTGGGCATGCCAGATACCGACCGCATGACCGCAGAAAATTCGACTCCGAAGCAGTTCCACGCGGCGTGGGGACGTCTTGAGGCGTGGCAGCGCGCATGGGGCTGCATCGAGACCGAATACGTACACAACAACTGGCTGAGTACGGCATTCATCGGCGGACCGCACGGCTGGTGTCGGCCCGATGGTCGCATCGAATACTCAGACAACGTCGGGAAGTGGCCGAGCGCTGAGAGCGTGGAGAGCGACTGGCGCACCCTGGCCACGGAGTTCCCGTTCCTGCACTTGGCCGCAACCCTGATGTCTGGTGAGTCATGCGAGGACCACCGCAGGCCGGTGTGCACTATCCTGGTGCGCGAAGGCGCCGTGACGCTCGTCGACGGAGATCTCCGTCATCACGCGGAATACGGTCTACCGAACACCAGCGGACGTGACCTGATGTCCATGGCGATGTCGTTGCACTTGTCACCTCGTCTTCGTGAGCACCACCCGATACCTGAGGACTGGTACGAGAAGTGGGAAGCGATCGGCCGCGCAGTCGCTGCAGGACTTCCCAGCAGCTGACGCCTGCTAGTGCCTCATCTGACAGCCCACCGTCACCGCATCCACCACGATCGGCACGCTCCCACCCGTGCACACGATCCTCGCCTCCACGGCATCGTCCCGCTGCACGCTGCGATCTGGGTGACCGAACGTGCCGTCGTAGACCACTGATCCGCGCGGCGCTGACCAGCACTCGAACCTGCCATCGCGGCGGATCCCGGTGCGGAGGTCGCGACCGGCTGGGCATCGCGCGGCATGCGGGCGGACGAGGCAGGAGAGCGCGAGCAGGAGCAGGGAGATCAGGCGCATAACCACCAGCGCTTGATCCAGCGAACCGCTCGTGCGAGCAGCCACGGACGCGGTAGATCGACGACGACCGGGACGCTGACCAGCTGCAGCGCCGGCGCAACCGGCGTCTCGTGTAGGTGGCCATCGGTGCCAAGCTCGCGAACAGTCACCCGCACGCCGCCGTCGGGCACTTGATCGTCTGCGTGGTCTGAACCGCTTCCGCGCCCAGGCAGTACGGCCAACTCGTGGGCCGCCCACCGACGACAGCGCCGAGGTCGGTCAGGTGGCGGATGGTCTCGGGGCGAAGCGCGATCTTGCGGCGTTGCATCTGGTCATGGTGCGCGGGGAGGGGTGGGAGGTCGATTCAGTCGTCGTAACGGTGTGACGTGACGGAGTCCAGCGATCGCGGACCGGATCGTGGTCAGTGAAATTGCCAATCTCCATGTCCAAGCACGATCGCCAGGTCCTGCAGATTTGGCGCAGTCGCGACATGCGCATCTCCGGGTCGACGACCTCGGCGGGCGCGGTGACATGGCCGATGCGGCGGTGGTAGGCGTTCATCGGATCTCCACGAATTCCACCGACGCTAGGCCCGGGTCGACCGCGGCGATCGCCGCCAGCCCGTCCTCGTCGCCGACCTCCATCAGGCGACGCACGGCGACCTTGAGCGCGGCCTTCAGCTTGCTTACCGTCTCGTCGCTGGTCAGCTGGTGTCGCATGGTCTTGAGCGCAGCCCCGAGGCTGTCGCGCTCGGCCACGGCGAACGTCGCGGCGCGCTTGGCCGCAGACAGGTCGGCCTGCAGCATGGCCAGCTCGGTCTTGCGGACCGCGATCGCAGCCGGCGCGGCCGCGACCCTCCGGGCCACGATGGCCCGAGCCATGGCAGCGCTCGTCTCAGCGACCACACGTTGCGCAGCTTCGGCCCGCTCACGCGCCTCACGATGCGAGTCCGCAACGCGCTCCGCTTGCAGCGGCGTCAGGCCGCGAAACCGCGGAGGAGGAAGCACGGTGACACATGTGACGGTACCGTTCTCGTGTTTGCACACGAGCTCAGCGCCCAGCGCCTCGAGCATCCACACCGGGTCACCGCGATGCGTCCTGGTGCGACTCAGCACGGCAGCCGGGCCATGCCGCATCAGCACGTCGTATGCGTCATCGTCCGTAGCGGTGGGCTGGTCCAGCATGTGGAACTGGCGGTACCGCTGCACGGCGTGGCGGGTGAAGATCATGAACCAGCCTCCGCTGCCTGTGTGGCCTGTATCGAATTCACACACTGCAGGTGCCGCGTCGACCGATCCGGAGTCGAAAGCGCCGCCTGCGCGATTCTAGCAGCCAAAACGGCCACGCCAGCGGTTCGCCTCTCACCGCGATTCACGGATTTCCGCATTCTCGTATACCGGCCACCGCTGCCGTAGCTGCACGCAGTACCGCCTGGTCCTCCGGGTCCATGTAGCCGCCGGTACGGCGTACGATGGCCAGCACGGCGGTCAGGTGGGGCGCGAGCGGGTTGGGCGGCGGTGGCTCGACTGACCTACGCAGTGCGTCGTCAGCTTCGGCCAAGCGCTGGCACTTGACTGCCGCTACCGGCTCCGACTGGATCGCGGCCTGGTCGACGAGGGCGCAGGCGAAGTGGTCGAGCCAGGTCATGCGAGCACCAGCGTCGATCCGACGACGCCGTGACCGCTCTCGTCCATCACGTCGGTCAGGTACGTGCCGCGAGCCTTCCACTCGACGGCATCCTCGACGCACTCCTCGCAGAGCTCGGCGATGCCGCCATGCACCGGCTGCCAGTGCTCACGGGCGCCGCATCGTCGGCACACGCGGTCCATGCAGCACGCTCCGGTGACGTGTAGTTGGCCGTCGAGGTTCGCTTCCAGCGCTCTCACGGCATCACCGCCTCGTCGCCGACCAGCGACAGCCGTGGTTTGGCATGGGCACCGCGGCGCTCGGTGCCGACCTCGCGGAAGTCGAGGGCGTCCCTGATGAGGTCACCGTGGGTAAGTTCAAGGACGGAGCGGCCGGTGCCCTGCGCGTACCAGTCCTTGGCGTTCTTGGTACCAAGCCACTCCAGGTCCACGGCAACCTCCCTCACCCCGAACAGACGCCGCAGCCATCCGGGTGTCAGCACCACGGTGGCACGATCGCCGGTGAATTCGATACAGTGGGCTTTCATGTGATCTCCGATAGATGCAAGGCGGTGGCGGCAGTTCCAAGATTCGCTGTTTGTCTGATTTCAGTAGGTTGCATGTATGGTCACATATGGTCACGGTCGTTGGTGTGACAGGTTGGCAGAATGGCGCTCACTATAGCTTGGGACGCCCAACGCCATAAAAGGCTTAGGACTTTTTGGATCGATTGCGCAACACCGCGGTGCGCTATCGGAATCTGGAGGCCGTCCCGTCCGTCCCGTCTCGTCCCCCCATTTCCCTCCTTCCTATAACTCGAGGTACTATATTTATATCTTTCTTCCTTCTTTAGAATGGGACAGTTAGGACAAAGAGGGAATAAGCAAGACATCAATGAGCACTTAGCCGCGTCCCATTGGGATAGGCCACAAGAGACGCGTCCCAATCGGCAGACGGGACGATCCTGGTATGACAGATGCACTACTCAACTCCGGGCAGTGAGCGTCGCCGATACCCCCATGGCCTACCCACAGTACTGCTGCGGTACCGCTCCCAGCCCAGGCGCTGCAGGATCCTGGCGACCCGCATCTGTGACCCGCGGTCCTGGCGCTCGAGCTTGACGTCCAGGGCGAGCGTTAGAATCTCGGTCACCGATGTCGCACTCATGGCTACCGAGGGACGCTCCACCCAGGCGGCGACAGCTCCGGTCCATGGGTCGTCATCGTCTGCGAAGTCCCGGTTCGCCACCTCTCTGGCCGACTCGTCGACTGTGTTGCCGAACCACCAAGTCTCGCCGCTCTCGGCCGCGCAGACTGCCTCGGCCCACAGCTGATCACGGAGTTCGGCAAGGAGTTCTACTGGAACCTCACAGCCGACTGGAACGATCCAGAAGCGCCGGCTGCCGCTGTCGTCGGTCAGGAACTGCTTGCGGTTCGTGGTTCCGCAGATCGCTGCACTACGCGCTCGACGCTCCGCGGCCTTGCCATATGGTGGCCGGTACGTGTCGTGTGTGCTGGTAATCCACGCCTTGAGCCTGGACTCGCGCGCACCGGTAACGACGTTTTCGAGCTCGGACAGTTCGTAGATCCAGCTGCCGTGCAACTGCAGCGCCGCGTCCTTGTTCGTGATATCGATGTAGGTATCGGAGTGCCAGCGGCCGCCTAAAATCGAGAAAAACGTAGACTTCTTGAGACCTTGAGGCCCGACTAGCATCAGCGCGGTGTCGAGCTTGCAGCCGGGCCAGAGCACGCGGGCCGCGGCGCCGATCATGAACTTGTGCACCATCGAGGCGTGGAGCGGCGAGTCCGAGGACAGGTAGTCGTTGGCCATCGCGTGCAGGCGCGGCGTTCCGTCCCAGTCCAGCGAGCGCAGGTACTGCCGAATCGGGTGGAACGACTGCTCCTTCGCCGCGGCGACGATCGCAGCCTCGACGTCAGCGGCGGACGGCGTATAGCCGAGTCTGCAATCTGCCTGGGCCCGGATGTAGTGGACCATCTCCGGATCCATCGGCTTGCCGTCGACGTAGGGCGCTCCGGTCATCTCGTCGTAGCTCCATCTGTTCGCGAACTCGGGGTGATCGCGCACGAACACCGCGGTGTTGTGGTAGGCGCGTCGTGGGCGTTGCTCGGCGTTGAACAGGAGGCGGGACTGCCAGTCGCTGGACGGGGGCGCTGAGGGTGGAGACGCTGGGGCTGCAGGTTGGGATGTGCCTGATCGCGGTCGGTCCACGAGCAAGTAGCCGCGTTCGCGCTCGCAGCGCTGGGCCACGGACCTGATCTTGTGCTCGAGCTCGCGCTCGGACCACGGCGGGTCGCACCGTGGGTTGTAGTCAGCTGCGATGATGTTGAGCGCGTCTTGTTCGGAGAGGTCGAATCCGATCATCACCGCGGCTACCGCGTTGAACGTCGCAGTGTGGCCCGCATCGCCTGACACCGCGCCAGGGATCTTGGCAAGATAGGCGCGTGCGCGCTTGACGCGGTCGCTGTCGTCGGCGCGGTGGCGCGGTGGCGCGGTGGGTCGCGGCGCGATGCGCGGATGTAGGCGTTGCTGCCAGGCTGAAGGGAGTTCCGCGATCGCGATCTCGTCCGGCGCGTGGCCGGTCCGCCACTGATAGCGCTTGCCTGAGGGATGCAGCGACGGCTCGACGAGGAACTGGCGCGAGTCGCGCAGTAGATCGACACCTTGGCCAAGTTTGCTGACGAGTTCGCCTTGGGGCCTGCGGAACACGAAATGCGTCCCGCCGCCGCCGGAGTCTGCCGTCAGCGTGTCCGGCAGCGGTCCAAGATCGTTGACGAGTGCCGCAAACGTCACGTCGCCGCCGTTGCGCGGGTCGATGTCGATGACGACGACATTCGACGCGCCGCAAACCACGCCAATGTTATAGCGCCCGCCCGCGAACCAGTCGCGGATCACGTGCAAATCGGTCGTCGCCGAGGTCTGCCACGCGTCGATCGCGGGGTGCTTGCCGGGACTGATGCACTCGGCTCCGCGCGTGCAGTTGCAGACGCCGTTGGTCGCGGTCCACACCGGAATCGTGTGGAGGCCGCGCTCGGCGCAGAGTGATGCGGAGTCTAGCACTGACATCATGCAGGGTCTCCGTCTTTGGTGTTGCACTCTACTATTGCATACGTGCTATGATGAATGGGTGAAGAAGTGCACAAGATGCGGACAACAGAAATCGACGGACCAGTTTGGCAAGGCGAAGAAGTGGCTTGACGGCCTATACCCGTACTGTAGAACATGTCGCGTGCAGTACAATAGAGAGTGGAGAGAGAGAAACCCGATTGCCGCGAGGGAGGCCATCCGCAGGCGCATGAAGAACCTAAGGGAGAGACGCGCTCAGGCCGGTCTGACTCCCGGCGACGTCGCGCGCTTGTCGAGATATGGGATAAGCGTTGAGCGTTACGGGGAGATGTTGAAGGCCCAGGAAGGCAAGTGTGCAATCTGCAAGGGTCCACCGCAGCGTACATCGAAGTTTGACATAGACCACTGTCACAAGACGAACCGAATTCGCGGTTTGCTGTGCGGGCCGTGCAATCGAGGGCTTGGTCTGTTTCGGGACGCGCCGGATTTGCTGGTAGCTGCCGCTCGCTACCTAGCATCGTGAAGTTGTCGCGATCGATCACTGCTTGGCCTCACGTGCCGCGGAGATCATCGCCACCGCTTCGTCCACGCTCCTCGGCATCAGGTAGACGCCGCCACGCGTCTCCCACAGCTGCTGGAACATGCGCTGCTCCTTGGACTGCCTGCCCGTTGGAGTCTTCACCTCCATGGCCAACGGCCTGCCGTCTAGGATGCCGATCAGGTCAGCACCGCCTGGTCCGCCGACACCGAACGTGACGCGTCCGCCGTAAGCCATTACGGCGTGGCCGATGTTGTTACGGAATAATAAGACCCCAGGATCACGTCCGAGCGCGAGGCGTATTGCGTCTTGAAGTACAGATTCTTGTTGCGAGCGTGGCATTACTACTCCGTGCGACACTCAACATGTCGAGGTTTCTCGCCTTTGGACCAGTAGATTTGCTCACCTGGCGAGATAGATCCCGTGCACTTCCTGCACTGACCATAATACTTCGCCGTGATGCTGAGCGTGTAGCTGCGCTGCGGCGGGCTAGGGATCGCGGTGACGTCAACGACGCCGACGCCCGTGGATCGCGGCAGTTCTGCTGGCCGTCGCGGCAGCTCTGCTCCGCACTGTGGACACGCGGTCGCACCTGCGAGGAACACCGCGCCGCAGCTCGGGCACTGCCGGATCGCGTCGCGCGTCACGCTGCTGATCGGCTTGCCCTCGAGGCTGTACTCGCGGTCCATGTCAGGCAGGCCGTGCTTGTGCACGCTGCCGCAGAGGTCGATGACGGTGGCCCGGGTCTTATCCGGCGCGGGCCGCAGCGCGCGGCCGACGCACTGCAGGAACAGCCCGGGATGTCCGAAGCGGCGAGCCAGGATGCAGGTCTGAAGTGCTGGCAGATCGAAGCCTTCGGTTAGCACGCCGCAGTTGGTGACAACTCTGATGTCGCCACTGCGCCAGCGCTGGAGCGTCTGCTCGCGGATCGCTGCGCGCGTGGTTCCGGTGACGATGTCGGCCGGGACACCAGCCGCGTTGAAGTCTGCAGCGACGCGCGTCGCATGCTCGACGGTCACGCAGAATACAACGGCAAGACTGCCTGCGCCGTGCTGCTGGTATGCGGAGACCGGGTCGAGCGCCAACTCGGCAACGTCGAGTTCGATCGGCGGCGCGAAGACGCGGCATGGGACCAAGTTGCCGAACTCGGTCAGTTCACGAACGCTTGCCGCGACGACCAGATCATCGAAGATGTCACCAAGCGCTTTGCCATCAGCTCGCTCAGGCGTGGCACTGAGGCCAAGCCAACGCGCAGTGGGATACGCACCGGCAAGCTTGGACCAGTTCGTGGCAGCCATGTGATGCGCCTCGTCGGCGATGACGAGGTCGGCGTTTGGTAGTCGTCCGAGCCACCTCGGAAGGATCAGCGTCTGGATGCTGCCGACGATGACCGGAGCGTCTGGCCTGCCTGTATCGTTCGCGGCCTGGATCACGCGCACATCCCAGATTCCGGCATCGGCTAGCTTGCGCACGGTCTGGCCGATCAGCTCGCGTCGAGGCGCGACGAACAGGGAACGGTTGCCGAGCGCTGCCGCGGACTGGATCACATACGCTGCGATGATCGTCTTTCCGGCTCCGGTCGGGGCCACGAGCAACGGCGCGCGCCGCCCGCGCTGGTACGCGGCGCGGAGAGCGGTGACGGCCCGCTCCTGGTACGGACGGAGCTGAATCACCGTCGTGGACCTCGCGGTGGCGGGATTGTCGTCGGCATGGCGCGGAGAGGCTCGCCATCCCTGCCGTAGCATCCAACACACAGCCCGCTCTCTCCGCCGCGAGACACCACGACGACCAGCACTGCGACGGTGCGCTTGCAGTTCGGGCAGGTAGTCATGCGTGTTTGAACTCCCACCACAACTGCCAGCACGCGCGGCACCAGTCGCTGTTCCGCAGCGCGGGGAGGCGAGAGCAGAGGGTGCAGGTCATGCTTCACCGCACGCGCGCCGGTCCTCGTGGTTGTCGCGGTCACGACGGGCAGAACTGCGCGCGAGCCGCCATGGACCTACGAAGCCACAGCTGCAAGTGACGCGGTACTCGAGTCGTCCGTCGGCCGCGACGCGGCGCTCGATCTCGCTGTCGCAGGTATCGTCGCTCATCGTCCCCGCTCCATCGCGGCCACGTGCCGAGCGCCGCCGTTGCGGGCGGAGCTGACGCGCGCCGCGTGCCACTTTCCAGCGCGACCGCACGTACAGCGCCACCGGAACCTGTAGTCGCTGTGCCCTTCGCCGGCCGGGATCGTCAGCGTGTCGACGACGTGCGCATGCGCCTCAAGCGTCGGGTCCTGGTTCTGCGGGTGGTCGCGGCCGAGTCGCGGGTCGTAACCGCCGGCGCGCTTGATGGTGACATTCATGCGGCTTCCCCGTCGAAGCAGCCACACTCCATGTCCGGCGCGTCGCCATAGGTCTCCTTGCCCTCCAGGTAGTCGCGCCACGCGAATCGCCGTCCGAGACCCTTAACCATGCTCAGATTGCCGGACCCGCGGGCGGCGTCCTCGATCTGAATCGCGCGAGCGAGGTAACCGTTCCCCGTGCGCCAGTCTGGCTCCTCCTCTGCCATACGATCGAGTTCGGCCTTCGTTGTGGAGGGACAGTCGAAGCACGCGGACTTTCCGGGCAAGGCGAGTCCGGCTGCCATGATCGTCTTGATGCAAGCGTCTCGGTCCATGCCCCACTCGACGAGCGGCGTCCTCCAGTGCCAACGAAACTGAATCCCTTTGTGGGGTGGTGGCTGAGGATTCTTCGCAAGCATGCGATCGGAGCGCTCCGGCTCTCCGGCGTCGTATCCCACCCAGCGCTCTACGATGTCACCACGAGTCCAGGCCGCTAGGACACTGGGGTTGCGCCGGATCTCTTTGTCGATGGGCTGTTGTTTCCACTTCGACGTGCACCCGCTAAGCCCATACGCCTTACTGGGAAGTTCCTTGCGGTGGAGGGCGAGAACGCTGATCGGAACGAAGGTGCCGTATTGTTCGAGTCCAGGAACTGGTTTTTCGCGCTCCCATCGCGTGCGAGTAAAATTCGGCTGACCGCGAGCAACCAGCCATTCCTCGAGCATTCTGGAATAGTCATAGGATCTCTTGAACTCATCGCCAGTATCCGACTCGACGATGAGATCGAGGATGATCTCCCGCCTGGTGGCCTCGATAAGCATGGCGCTGCTATTTGTGCCCATCCCGTAATTGGCTATGCGTAGCGTCCTGTTCATATCTCCTCCAAAATCTCGTCAACTTCCACATCTGCCCTCACCCTCGCATCCCGCACCGCCGGCCGCATATCCACGGTCACCGCGCGCTGTCGCCTCGTCTCCAGATTGCGTCGGCACGCGCTGCAGAACACCGCCGCGTCCGGCTCGATTGGCGACAGGCGCAGTTCCCACGTCGCGTCCATCGTCGCGCCGCAGCAGAACGTGTGCCGCTCCGCGCCGATCGTCTTGAGCTGGCACCAGTGCGAGTAGCCGGACGGCCGGGCGAAGACGGCGGAGGTGATCATGGCATGTACCGTAGGCCCGACCGCGCCACATCAACCACCGCATCCACGCACGCACCGAGCAGGCACAGCGCTACGAGCGGCCAGCCCGCCCAGTGCGCAGCGGCGAGCACCGCCACGGCGGCAAAGGCGTAGGTGACTAGCGCCATGTCCCGTGCTCCCATTCACCGCCGCGGCCGATCTCCTGCAGGCAACGCATCCACTGCGCCGGTGTCTGCGGGATCGACGGCCGGCCGCTCTCGATGGCGACGGCGAGCGAGTCGAGTTGGTGGCGCATAGCGTCTACGTCGGAGCTAGCCTCGTCGGACCTCTCCATGAGTTCGGTCTCGAGTCCTTCGACCTGATCTTCCAGTCTAGAGATCTTGTCGTGCGCCTCCTCGAGTTCGGTCTCGAGGTCGTTGATCGCTTCCTTGGCCTTGGTCGCTTTCGCCATCTCAGTCCATCCTCATCGGCATGACGACGCCGGTGTATCCAGCGTCGCCGTGGTCTACGAAAACGATCGGGTCAGTCGCGCCGATCGTGCGCATCGTGATCGGCTCGCCGACCATCCGAGTCAGCGTGTCGATCAGGTGCTTCGGGTGCGCACCGATCAGGATCTCGCCCTTGATCTCGCACTCGATCTCGTCGCTCATCTCTTCGCCGTCCTTGTCCTTGACGGTGAGCGACAGCCCGGTCGGCGTCGAACGCATGCCGACGCCGTGATAATCGCTGGCCAACGAGGCAACGCGCTTCAACGCTTCGAGCAGGCGATCGCGGTCCATGGTCGCGCTCGCGAGTCCTGTCTTCGGCAAGTGCCGCTCCCATGCTGGGCACTCGAAGTCGAGCAGCCCGGCGCTGATCGTCTCACCATCGACGGTTGTGTGCATGCGCTTGCCGTCGACCGCGACGCGGCACTTGCCCGCGTCCTCGAGAAGCCTGGAGATCTCGGTCGCGCCACGGACGCATAGCGAGATGCGCCGCGGCAGCGCCGGGAACGGGATTTTCCGCGAGATCAGGACCGCGCGCGGGCTGTCAGCGCTCAGCACGGTGAGCGTCTCGCCGTCGTAGTCCAGCATCACGCCGCACAGCGCCTGCCGTGACTCGTCTTGCGATACCGCGTAGCTGGCACGCGAGAGCAAATCGCAGAGCTCGTCCGCGTCGGTCTCGACCCACTCGCAGCCCTTCGCCGGTTCCGGGATCTTCGGGAAGTCCTGTGCCTGGTGCCCGGCGATCCGGTACTTCGCCTTGCCGCAGCGGACGTCGGCCCACGCGCCATCCGCCTTGATCGTGACCTCGTCGCCGCTCGCTGACGCCACGAACCGGCGCAGATCGTCGGCGTTGAGCGCGATCGATCCTGGTTTGGTGACGACGCATGCCATCTCGGCGGTCAACGAGACGGCAAGGTCGGTCGCTGCAATGCTGAGTTCCTTGCTCGCGCGCAGCAGCACGTCGGCCAGGATTGGCAGCGTCGGTTTCTTCGCGGCCACCGACGAGGCGAGGCGCAGGCCGCGGGCCAGGTCGGCGCGTGGGATTCGGATGTCCAAGGTCAGTCCTTTCGGGGGTGGAGTCGGGCCGAACAGCAGCAGTGCGGAAATCGCCAGGACGATCGTGATGACGACGATTGATGTGTGGGTCATGCGGCCTCCTTGGCCAGCTTCTCGCGCAGCAATGCCTCGAGTTGTCGCTCCTCGTCGCTGCCCTTCTTGGCGCAGCCGAATGCCCACGCGATGCGCTTGAGCGACGCGGTGTCCGGGTTGAGCAGGATGCTGGCGTGTGTGCGATCGAGGGTACTCATGCGGCCTCGAGCGCTGGCAGTTGGTCGCCGATGGCATCCCAGCCAAACCGGCGACGCCGTGCGAACAGTTCGATCCCGTATCCGGTGGTCAGCGGCTCGACGATCTCGGTCCAGAACTCCTCTGGCTTCTGGCTATGGATCGCCCGCCCCTTGGAGTTGCTCGGCGCCACGGCATCGAACACCGACCGCACCGAGTGGCTCGTGATCAGCGAGGTCGCGCGGCCGCGGGCTGCGATCAGGCAGACCTCGTGCCCGTTGCGGACATAGCGGCCCATGCCGAAGTGCGGCCGGCCATGCTTGGTCAGCTTGCGCCACACGACCTCGCTCTTGACCTCGAACCCCCACGCATTGACGACGTCGAGCGCGTCTTGCTGCATGGAGGCAAGGCGCCAGAGGAACAAGATCGCGTTGTCGGCGACGCTGATCTTGCGGTCGACGAGAAAGCACATGATGTCGCTGGTCCGCATCACGTCGTACTGCTTGGCCGCGCCGCGAGTCTTGCCGGGCAGCTTGTCGCGCGGCGCCCATGGCGGGTCGGCTACGATGCAGCTATAGGCGGTCATGTCGCCTCCGTGGACCACACCGCACGCCACTGCCGCTCCTCGGTCGCGCGGTCCACCGCCGCAATCACCCGCTCCGTCGCCGACCGCTCGCAGTGCTCTCGCAACTGAGCCGCGTCGACCGGCTTACCGTACAGCCGCATCGTGCCGGCTGCTTCCTTGACCAGCGCGCAGAGCTGCTCGATGTGGTCCGGCCTGCGCCGGTCCGTGTGCTTGCGACGCCTCATCGGGCCCTCGCAGCGCGGACGTCCCACTTGACGCGGTCCTTGAGCTTCGCGATCTCCTCGTCGAGATCCTCCGGGTACCACATGAAGTTGAACGCCTGATCGCGGTCCTCGCCGATGCTCTTGCCGTCGGACGAATAGAGAAACTTGCCGCTGATCGAACCGCCGATGTAGTAGGCGATGAAGGCGCAGCGGCCAGAGTGGATAATCCTGCTCACGCTTCTTCTCCTATCCGCATCAACGCGGCCAGTCTGTTGCCGACGCATGCGCGCGTCAGTTCTGCCTCGATCGCGTCGTGCACGTCAGGCTCGACGTCACGGTTGGTCCAGCGGCACCACTGATGCTTGCCGCCGACCGCGGTGTAGCGGGTGGCCTCGTAGTCCTCGTCGTCGAGCAGGGTGACGTGGCGCTCGAACCAGGAGCGGGCAACATGGACGGTGACCAGGCGGTCGGTGACGAGGTGGACGCGAATCCTCACTAGCGACCCCGCTTCCTGAGCACGCTCACCTTCGAGCGGATGCCGCTGGTGCTGTTCGTCGGCATGCCTTCGGCGAACGCGGCCTCCTTCGGCGTCATGCCCTCATGGATCACGCGCATCGCCGCTCGTGTCGTAGCGCCAGGCTCGCGGCCCCAGCGCCGGCGCGTGTAGCTCGAGCGCTGGATGAGGTCGGCGATCTCGTCGGGGGTCATCGGCGCAGGCGTGATGGCGCGTAGGCCGGCTGGGGTTGGGTTGGTCATGCGGACCTCCGGGCGAGAGCGGTGCGGACTGCCATGGGTGAGCACCGCATCCTGCGAGCGGCTTCGCCGATCGAGATGCGCTCTTGCTCGACGAGTTCGGCGCCCCTGGCACTGCGCCCGTCGCGCGGTCCAGCCTTCGACTGAGTGGCCACTCCGCGCTGGCGACACACAGCGCCGAGATGGCCCCATGAGACGCCGTGGTCGGCGGCTGCCTCGCCGAGCGTCGACCCGGCCATCACGGCAGCAACCGCGGCATCCATGGCGGCGCGCCTGGCGCTTGCGGTGCCGATCTGAACACCGGCGCCCAGACACAGGCTGTAGATATGCCCGGAGTTGAGTCCGGTCTCTTCGCGAATCTCGGTGGCGGTCTTGCCAGCGCGCGCCATCTCGACGACCACGCCATTCGCGATCGTGTCTGGCTGGCCGCCGCGGGGGCGCTTGACGCCAGGATAGAGCCTGGCGAAGGTTTGCTGTACGCACTGTCGTGTCACACCGAACCGCTCGGCGGCCTCTAGGAACGTCGAGCCCTCATCGTGCGCTGCCTTCGCGGCCCGCTCGCCGCGCGACCCGGTCTCGAGCGGAACGTACGGTTTGTCCGGACAGAACCTGGTCATGTGCGGGCCGTCGCAGTGGTTGCAGAGTCGCGTGCGTCCGGTCTCGAGTCTGGTCTGCGCGCGTTTTAGTCGGCGTTCCTTGCGGACGAGACGTTCGGCGCGAGCAGCCTCGAGTTCCGCCTGCCGCTCCTGCTTCCGCTTGAGGCGATCTTCGCGGCGCCTGACGCGCTCGCCGAGGACGCCAAGGTACGGCGCGGGCACAGAGGGCTCGGCCATGGCCGACGCGGTGTCGATGCCCTGCAACGCGGCCTGCCGCGCGCGATCGGCGCGCCACAGGCGGAACGCGTCCTGGTCGAGCGGCGTCGCGAACCGAGCATCGAGCGCGTACTCGGTGACCTGTGCGGCCGAGGCGTTGTTCGCGCGCGCGTAGTCGACGAGGCGCGTGTAGTAGCCGACGCCGAGTGAGACAGTGCGTCTGGTCTGCTTCTTAGCCACGGTTACCTCGCGAAAGACCAGCGACCACGTCCCGGCGCGCCGGAGGATGAGGAGTGCGCAGCCCAGGGTGTAGGCCTGTACCGTTAGACGTGGTCGCTGGAAGAGTGGGAGCCCAGGCCTGGGCGCGGGCCATGTAGCGGTCGTGAGTGCGTCGGTCGTGGTTGATGCCGACGAGTCCGAGCGCCGTGCAAGTCGAACAGGAACCGAGCTTGACGCCGCGGCCATGGAGGCGCTGCCACTCGAGTTGACGAACGCGATGGTGCTCAGCGCAGGTCAGGCACTGGCGTCGCTTCTTCGGCTTGGGAGCGCCGCACGTGCTGCACCGGTTGGCCGCGAGCCGTGCCTGTGTCTTCGCTCGCCCTTTGGCGTTCGAGTCGTCGCGGCAGCCCGGGCACAGCTGGATCTCCCAACCGCGAGGCAGATTGCAGCAGCAGTGAGTGCAGCGCTTGTAGCGGATCGAGCGCTCGAACTCCTTGCTGCGATCGATGCACGATTGACAGGAGCGGCGCCCTGGCTTCTGTGGGCGGAATCGGCACTGGTAGCACTTGCCCTCCGCAACTGCGATTTGTCGGAGCGCGCGCAGGTAGTCGGCATTCGACATACCAACTTGGCGGATAGGAAAATCTCTGTTGCGCTTTGGCCCGCTGGACAAGTGTTTGGGTTGTGCATCACTCTGTGAGTGCGTATCAGTGACGTCAGATGAATTCGGAGTCATGGCTGGTCCGCCCCGGTTGCAGTCGCAACAATGCCGACGTTGACGCCGAGGACTGTCGCGATCTGGATGAGACGATCGGAGGTCGGTGTGCTGACGCCGGATTCCCACTGCGCTACGGCTGCACCGGAGCACCCAACGACAGCGCCAAGTTGATCCTGGGTAATACCGACACCCAGTCTCGCCTCCTTGATTTGCAGTCCGAGCTTGCTGGGGATTCTCGCCGCGCACGTCGGCGCCCACGTCGCCACATTGGCGTACTCGTCGTCGTGGGCCGCGAGTCCAAGGCCGGACAGGATCTCGTTGTCATAGCCGACGTGTCTGGGGGCCTTGCGGTTGTGCACCGGGGACAGGGCGCGGATGAGCGCACCCTCGTAGTGTTCGAGGACCCTCGCGGGCAGGGCCATCCACATCGCCAGATTGAATCGCTTGTCGGAGCTGCTGCGGTGCCAGCGAATCCTGCCGACGATGTCGGTGCTCGATCCGACGTAGACGATCATGCCGGAGTCGGCGAGCAGATACACACCGGAGCGGGGCGGATTGCAGTGGTCGCACGTTTGCGGCTGCCGGACCGGCAGGGGCAGTTCACGGAAGGTCCGCGAAAGGATCTCGAGCGGCGTCACGCGGCACGCTCGCCGTACAGGGCGCCGACGGAACATCGGACCACGGTGGCGAGTTCGGCCAGTCCGCGAGGACTGCGCTCTCCTGCCTCCCACGAGTAGTATGTGCTGAGCGCAACGTCCATTTTCTTGGCGATCGTCTCTGCGGTGAGACCGGCGGCGATTCGCGCGCTCCGGAGTCGGAGTCCGAGGGCCCTCCGCTCGGCGTCGCGGCGCTCTGTCAACTTCTTGCGACGGCGCTTCGTCGCCCTGTGTGCTGGCATGCAACCACTCTACTAATCGTGGACCGACAAGTCAATGCGTTCCACGAAAAGTGCGCCGAGAGCTGTGGTAACGAGGACTTCCGTGTCAGCGAAGCGTCGTCGTAGAGCCAAGGGCAAGGGGCCCGTCAAGGAAATGACGCCCGAATGGAAGGAGCTCGTCTTGCTTGCCCTCCGCCGCAAGGGGAAGGGGATCCAGTGGCTCGCCGACGAGATCGGGTTATCATCGAGCGCCGGGTACAAGTTGTTCGCAGTTCGCCCCGACGGATCGATGATGCAGACAGGTTCCGCCGAGGTGCCCCATATCTGCGCATTGCTCGACCTTCCTCCGCCGCTGGTTGGGACCCCACCCTTACCCGAACCTCGCGATGCTCGGATACGTGAGTTATTGTTGGAGGCTCCGGACACCCTGAAGGATGCTGTGATAGAAATACTCTCGCGATCGACGAAGTCTCGGTCCGACCTGTGATACTGAGGAGGGATGCGAGCAACTGGTGGTGCTCGGGCGAGACGTCGTGGCGCCCCCTCGAAGGACAGCAAGATTCTCTCGTTGCTTGAGCAGCTCCGCGTCGAGCGGCCGCTCGCATACGAGATCCTGATCTGCCTGTTGATTCACCTACTTCACGAAAAGTAGAGGAAAGCGCTTGCGCGCAGACCGCTCTCCACTTATCGTGGAGACATGGACGCCTCGCTCTCCTCCGTCCCCATCACCCCCGAACTCCTCCCCGCGCTGCCGCTCGGCGCGATCGTCACGCTCCCCGACGAGAGCGTTGGCACCGTCGAGTGGTCCACGCTCACCGAGGTCCACATCACGCAGCACGACAAGATCCTGGGTCGCGGACCCTGGATCTTCGAGCGCTGGCAGGTCTCGCCGTCGCTGCCGTGGGAGGCAAGTGCGTACGCGCAGAGGTGCGTTGACCTGATCGCCAGCCAGCAGGTGAGGCTGTAGATGTCGCGCGCGGAAGAGATCGCCGCGATGTCCCATGCTACGCGGCACACGCAGGTCACTGATGTCGAGTGGCGCGGCTGGCTCTGGTGGATGCACGACCGCGACGAGCGGTACAGGCCGCCGGGCGGCGATGATGGCGTCGAGGCCGCGAAGATCCTGATCGAGCGAGACAAGGTGGTATCGCCGTGATCCGACCAGTCCTGACCGACGCGCGCCATCTCAACTGGTCAGCCGCCCGCGAGGCCGCTCAGCGCATCATCAAGCGCTGCGACTCGGCAGGCTTCACCGCGCCCGAGGACCTTGGCTTCATTCGAGCGCAGCTGCACGCCGTCGCCGGCGATCTCAACGCGATCGCTGCCGCGCTTCTCATCTCGACGCCGGAGGCGGGCAAGTGACCCGCTCCGCCATCCTCTCAGTCCAGGCCCGCGCCTACGCGGACCGCGACTTCGCGCTCTGGCATTCGTGCTGGCACGCGCTCGGAATCGACGCCCGTTCCGGCTGGTCCACTGCAAGCAAGTGGCAGATCGAGCGCGGCATCGAGGCGTGCGGGCGGGCGATGGAGGGTGCGTCGTGAGCAAGCGCCAGCCGCTCAGGGTCACGCTTCCGAGTCACATCGTCGACGCTCTCGAGAACTACGTCTCGACGTCATGGGGTGACGGTCGCGACCCGTCGAAGATCGGAGCGCTGAACGCGGTCTGCTGGATCGGCGAGCAGTTGGTTGCAGTCTACGCGGTGGCCAAGAGCAAGCACGTTGACTGGCGTCGGGTGAAGTGCCCGACATGCGGTGCCGAACGCGACTTCAACTGCAAGGCGATGGGCGGGGTGATCCTGCCTGACACAGCAAGACGCCGCGTGATGAAGCCGCACCGACTGCGCGTTGAAAACGCCAAGCGCGCCACCGGAGCCAATCCGTGACCGCCCTCGACTTCCCGGCCGCCAGCTACGACGCGTGGAAGACGAGAGAACCGGATCTGTGCGCCGACGACTGCACGTGCAGCGACGATCCGGGCATGGACGAACTCGCCGACTTCCTCGCCCCAACCTTCCGCATCACCCACGACGACGGCCACGCCGCGCAACTCTGGTGGACCGGCGAGGACTGGTCTGGTCGCGGCGCCGACGCGCTGGAGTTCGCGAGCCGCGAGGACGCGGCCGTGGAGATGCGGCGAGCGAGGCGAAGCATGGGCGACGGGCGGGCGGACAACGTGACAGTCGAGGAGTACTAGATGTACACGGTCAACGACCTGACAGACGAGCAGATCGGCAAGTTCCGGTGGAAGCTACCCGACAGCGAGTGGCGACTGAGGCATGACTGTCTCGTCGCGGTCGGCTGCCGTCGCTCACCGCATCGAGGCGGAAAGCTCGAGGCACGCAAGCGCGTGGCAGACGCGATGAACGCTCAGTTAGCCACGATTGCGAAGCTGGGCAAGGTAGTAGCGGAGGCCGTCGTTGCAATGCGCGTCCCCGGGAATGCCAGGAGCGTCGGAACCGCCTGTACGTGCGGTCACTCCATCGAGGAACATGGCCACGACCCGGAGTACCCGGGATCGACGTCTTGCTCGGAGTGCGACTGCATTGCCTACGAGGCGAGCGACCCGTGACCGCCTTGGACGACGACTCCGACGCCATCGTCGACGGCCCCTACATCCCCGAGCGAACGCTCTCCGGCATCATGCCATCCTGCATCCCGGCTCGTCCAGCGCTGCAGCTGCGCCCGCTAGACGCGTTGGACCACGACTATCTCGTCGATCTCGCCGTCAACTGCGCGCATGACGCCGGCGACTTCGCGGTCCTGATATCGAGCCCGGATCACCTGGTCCAGGTCATGCGACGGATGGAGGTACTGGACCGCGCCAACGATGAACTCGCGGACCGACTGCAGGCCCTGAACAAGCAGCTGGCCAGCGAGCGAGCTACTAGCGTGCAGTATCAGCGCACGGCACGAGACGCCGTTGCCGAAGCGACCCGCATGCGCGTTCTCAACGTGGAGCGCTCGGCCGATGCTCACACGGCCCGCGTCGCGCTCAAGGATTCCGAGGCCAAGCACAACGGGTTACGGAAGGCGTGGAAGCAGTCCATCGAACGACTAGGAGAGACCATGGCACAATTGGACGAACGCGACGCACTGATCGAGGCGTTCGACCGCGCGGCGATGGCGCTGCACGGCTGTACCGCGGCGCAACTGGTCAAGCAGCTGCAGGTGCCACCGGCGCTCGAGGGCTGGCCGGATGGAAGTGGGCCGGTCGACAAGGATGTGATTGATCCGATGGATTTCGAGAGCGAGCCGGCCACGGGGCGAGATGTGACGCTGCCGATGTTTGAGCTGATGGAGACGAGGCGATGAAGATCGAGGAGAAGCGTAAGGTGATCGAGGTGCTGCTGTGTGCTGCCAGCAAGGACAGCCTGGTCTCAATCGCTGGCATACAGTTATACGGCTGGAACATTGCCGGTATGGCGACCGAGAAGCACTCGAAGGTGAACTTCGAGTCGTGGACCTACGAGGAAGAGGCAGTCGAGGCTGCCTATCGCCTCATCGAGACCTCAGCGACCCTTCGCCGCGAGTGGTTCGGAGCCCGCCGATGATGCACGGCGCCGAACTCCGCGATCGGATCCAGCGTGCACGCTCGGCCACGGGCGATCCGGCCGTGGTCGACCCGTACGTTCGCGCCCTGTCCTCGCTCGCCGACCTCGTCGACGCGTTCTTCTCAGCGCTCAACGGCTGGCGCGACTGCGACATCAGGCACGAGGAAGTCCATGCCGCGGAGAAAGACCTGCGCGCGGTGGTGCCGGAGCGTGCGGCATGAGGCCTGTGACCAAGGAGGCGATCTTCGTGCTGGTGGCCGCGGCTGTCGTCGCGATCGGAGCTCGGGTCTTCGGCATCTCTGGTCGCCTGAACCCGACGCCGCCGCCCGTCAACTGTTGCTACGACGACGGATTCAGGCCGCTCTCATGTGACTACGACGAGCGCGGCGGCATCATCGAGAACTACAACGCAGTCTACAAGAACGTATGCCACTTCGGAGAGAAGCAGCGGCAGTGATCGGTTTCTCGGTGGCGGCGTTGCAGGTGGTGGCTGCGCGGTGACCGAGGCATCGACGCCTCAAGGAGAGCGGAGAGATGAAGAAGATTGTTGCGATGATTGTTCTGATGACTGCATGCGGCGTGACGGAGCCCAAGGTCGACTCGACTGCACAAGCCGAGACGTGCTTTCCATCATGCGGCGGCGATGGCGACCCGATTGCGGCCTCGAGCAACGCGTCGGTCGCCGATGTGCGCGCGGAGTACCATCCTGATTCCGTAGATCGCGTCGCGTGCGGCGACGCGGCAGGCGGCATGCTGTGCGAGGTGTCGGTCTCATTCGGATCGCACCACGCGACGTTGTACTGCCACGTCCGCTATCACACGGCCGATGATGGCAGCGTGGTGGTTGACGAAGTTCACTGCGGGTCTACCTAGGAGTCTCCAGATGAAGCGCCACAAGACCAAGCTCTGGCTCAACGCCGAGACCATCCGCATGCTCGACGGACCCGAGTTCCGCGTCGTCGTCGGCGGCGCCAAGCCGTCGGTCGCCGAACCGCTGACCTGCATCACTTGTGTATTCGGTACCTGCACGTGTCGCGACTGCGACACATCACAACTGATCTGCTGAGTCGTGAACCAGCGCTCACCCGAGTGACATCTGGTGGGCGCACTAGAGAGTGACTACAGGATAGACAATGACGAAGCGCAAGACTCAATGCCAGCACGAGACAGCTGCCTGGCATCATCCAGCGGTCAGGCACGCGAAGTGCCAGGCGTGCGGCGAGACGCTGTCGCTCGGCCCCGCCAATGACGCCTTGCTCGCGGTCGAGCACGAGATCGCGGCCGCGGCGATCGCCGCCGAACTGCTGGCCGACGGATTCGCGCGGATGACCAACGCGGAAGACGCTGGCTTCGATGGCGACGAGGCCTCGCCATTCGTCGACCTCGCCGCCTGGCACGGGGGCTGGCTAGCGGCCGAGATCGCCAACGACCACAGCGACGGCTGGGACTGGGACATCTCGCGCCCGGTCGCTGAGCAACTCGCCGAGACGGCCGAGAACGACGCCGCGGCCGAGGCGCTGCTGGCGCAGATGGCGAATCAGCCGTGCTGCGGTCAGGAGCCCACGCAGGTCGCGGCACAGGAGATGTTCGGGGACGGCATAGTTGTCGACCTTGACCAAACCGACATCTCCGCGGCTGCCTACGAGGCCCAGCGAGCCGCCGAACCCGACATTCGCGACGAGGATGACCACGAGACGACGTGCGCCGTCACGCGCAGCGCCGACCACGGCACGCCGCATGACTCGCGCTTCGATCCCGAGGTCGAGTCGTGAGGCGCTTCGTCAGGATCTTTCCGACCGGAGCGCCAGGTGAACGCCTGCGCCTGGAGAGTTCACCGAGCGTGGGAATGCTGTTGGCTTGGGAGACGGTGCATGCCGATCAAGTGCTCGATCCGGAGGCGCACCATTATGTCACGCACGACCTAGTCGACCTGGACCAAGCGTCCTTGCGCTGGCTCCACGAGGCCACGGGCGCCATGCTCGCCGTGCTCGAGCCTGTGCCGAGCATCGACGGTGTGCCACTGGCGGAAGTGCTCGACATCCCGTCTCCGTCGTCGATGGCCGATACGAAGCCCACGAGGAAGCCATGAACAACGAGATCATTCATCGCGCGGCCGCTGCGCTCGCCGAGGCCCGCAAGCTCTATAGCGACGAATTCGGCACCATCGGACCGGATGTCCGCGCCGTGTCAACACTCGCGGCGGCCATGCTCACCGCTTCGTACTACGCGGAGCTTGCCGATGCGCAGCGCAGGATTGCCGATGACTTCGAGGCCGAGCGCGCCGAGATGTCGAAGGATCGAGGTGAGGCATGAACGAGCGACTGTCCGACGACGACCTCAAGGCCTGGCTGACCGACGTGCCACCTCCGGTGCGGAGCGCGTTGCTGGAGCTGCAGCAGCTACGGGCATCGAAGGCTGCCAGCGATGCCGCTCGCCTCGAGTCAGCAGCACGCCGGGCCATCGAGGCCAACGGTCCCGGGGAGACCACGACCGCGGCAGTCGTGCACGAGATCGCGGACATCATGGTCGAGCGGTTTCTGGCTGCGTCGCACTCAGCCGAGGCGCTGTCGCTGGTCGCGGCGTATCGCGACGAGCTCGCCAGCCTCGGCATCAACGGCCTAAGCGTCGAGCGTGCACAGTTCATCGCCGCGCAGATCGCGCGCTGCAACGCGGTGCTGGGGGCCACCAAGTGACGTTCGTCGTCATCGGCCTGATGGCGATTGGCGCTCTGGCCATGAAGCTGATCGAGCTCGCCATTGAGATGATCGTCGACGAGGTGCGTGAGCGGCGGCGCCCCAAGCGGTTTTCCGTCCCGGTTGTGCCGTCGCGTTACCCTCTGACTAGCGCGACGGGTGGATCACCTATGCCGGACTCCAGACCGGCAGCCGGGACGACTTCTCGTGGGGGCGAGCCGTGATCTCGCCCGACATGATCATCATGGCCTGTGTCCTTGCGGCCATCATCTGCGACCTTGCGGCGTGGGAGCCGGTGGTGCCAGCGACGGCGAGGCAGCTGCGGCGAGACCGCAAGACCAGGCGACTGACGATCCAGCGCTGAGGGTAACCGCCGTTCGACTCGGCGACAGCGCACGCAACGTTCAACCCACAACGAGAGAACTATCAATGAGTGAACCCGTAGAAGGAATCTGGAAGTGTAAGGTGCTTGGCGGCGAGGCCGCAGCGGACGACAAGGACATCATGACCGTACGTGTCAACGTGCAGATCATCGAAGGTCCCGACACCGGACGTAAGGTCACGTACGAGGACCGCGTCAACAACAAGAGCGCGAAGTACATCGCCCAGTCTGCGCGCGCAGTCGGCTGGAAAGGCACGCGTCTCGAAACGTTCCGCAGCGACGTCGATGGCTGGATCAAGGCGACTGGCGGCGAGTCTACCGTCGAGATCCGTCATCTCGAGATCAAGACCGGCAAGAAGGCCGGTCAGATCTGGGGCAAGGCGAACTCCATCGGTCGCGGACCGAAGCCGCTCAAGGCGCCGAGCCGCCAGAGCGCCGACGAGGCCGACGAGGCCATGCGTGCCGCGCTCGCCGAAGGCGCCGGGTACGATGACAGCGGAACTCCGCCGCAGGATGACATCCCGCCGCCGGGCGAAGATGACATCCCGTTCATCACGAACGCGCGTGACCTGACGCCGATCGCGAAGGTGCTGCGATGAGCGACGAGACCGCACTGGTTCGCCAGCCCGCGATCATCGCCCCCCGTACGCTCGATGAGGTCGTGACACTGTCCGAGCGCATCGCCAAGTCCGGGTTGCTCCCCGAGGCGCTCCGCAACAAGGTTCCCGAGGTCATGATGCAGATCATGGCGGGCCAGGAGCTGGGCCTCGCGCCGATGGCTTCGCTGCGCTCGTTCTCGGTCATCAACGGCAAACCCGTGATGAGCGCGGATGCGATGGTTGCGGTTGTACTCGGCAGCGGCAAGGCCGAGTACTTCCGTCGACTCGGCGAGGGAACAGACAAGAGCGTCACCTATGTGACGAAGCGACGCGGCGAACCCGAGCAGAAGTGTACCTGGACCATCGAGATGGCCAAGGTCGCCGCGCTGCACCAGAAGGACAACTGGCGCACGTTCCCGCGGGCGATGCTGGCGTCTCGCGCGAAGTCGGAGCTCGCTCGCGACGTGTACTCGGACATCCTTGCGGGGGTGTTCACAGCCGACGAGGTCGGCGAGCGCGACGATTCTCCGCGTCCTGTTCATGTCGACGCCATCGACGCCGAGTTTGTCGATGCCCAGCCGACGCCGCCGCCGTTCAGCGCGTCCGACTACGAGGAAATCGGTCAGCTCGAAAACGCTCAGACGATCGAGTCATGCAGGGAGATCGCCGGTCGCTTCGCGAAGCGCGGCCTGCGCCCTGGTCACCCGGCCTACGAGGCGATCAATGCCAAGTACAAGGCACGGGTCGCGGAGATCAAGAAACGCCCTACATCAGGCGATTCGTCGTCGGTCGCAGCGACGACGCCAACGAGCTCCGTCGACTCGTCCGACACAGGCACGGGTGAGACAGCGTGAAGGTCTACGTCGTCATCTGCCACGACCGTCATGTCAACGACATGATCACCGTGCACTCGACACGCGAAGGTGCCGATCGGCAAGTCGAGGAATTCAAGGCGCTCTACGCCGACTATGGCTACGTCTGGACGGAGCGCGACTACGGTCGCTCGGTCGGCTGGGTTCGCTACGTTGACTCGCACGACGATGGCCCCAAGGCGCGCATCGAGGAAACGGAACTAAGACCGTGAAGATCGTGTGCGTTGACAACTTCAACCGTGAGGGTCCAGGCCACGACGACACACTGGTGGCGAGCGAGATTACCAGCCAGCGCTGGGCCGACATCATGTGCGAGGCGCTCAACAAGAAGCTGAGCGGGTCGCGTGCGTCGGAGTTCTTTCGTGTCGTCGATGACGACTACGAACTCCAGGTGTTTGAGCCATGAACCGCCCCTCCGCATCCTCCGTCGAGCGCGTGCTCGCCTGCCCAGGTTCGGCGCACCTTGAGCAGCACGACTACCGATCGGACTACGCCGAAGCTGGCAACGACCGACACGGGGATGCGGAGGCAGCCGCGGTTCTTGGTGCGCACGAGGATCTGCCGTGGCAGGTTCGCAAGCTTCTGGAGCCGGGCGATGTCATGGCCGCGGAATGCGCAATGGCCTACGACGTCAGCGACGACACGGCCCGCGCGTTGGGCCACATCGCCTGGCGTGACTACTCCGGGCTGCGGCCGTTCGAGATCCCGATGACGATCGACCTCATCGTATACGGCGAGAACCGCGTGCTGGTCGTCGACTACAAGGGTTTTGAAGACGTGACGTCGGCCGCGCTGAATCCGCAGCTTGCCACCGGAGCACTTGCGGTTGCCCGCGCCTCGGGTCGTGACGAGGTCACCGTTGCAATCGTCTACCTCGGCGCGTCGTGGAAACCGGCCGACGTGGCGACGTTGTGTGTGTTCGACCTCGATGTCCACGCGGCGCGGTTACGCGAGATGATGACATCGACCTCGCGCGAACTGGTCACGGGCAAGCACTGCAAGTATTGCCACGCGTTCATCTCGTGTCCCGAGCAGAGGCGTCTCGCCGAGGAGGCCGGCGGTGGCGCGATCGCGATGCGCGTCGAGTCAATGATCCCGTTCGGTAACGACGAGGATGCAGCCGACGCCTACGACCTGTTGCAGCGGATCAAGACGGTGCAGACGCGACTGAGCGCCGCGCTGTACGCTCGAGCGGCCGAGCGCCCAATTCCCCTTCGCAACGGCCGCATGTTCGGCCCACATGCGAAACTGGGCGACCGCGAGTACGACGGCCCAACGGTGCATGCCGTCGTCGCTGCGATGCCGGAACTCGGCCGCGACGTAGCGGACAAGGTCGTGGAGATGGTTGCGTCACAGGCGCAGTTCGAGCGCGTCGTTAAGCCGCTCGTGAAGCGAGGCCAGTTCGCAGCGACCAAGAAAGCGGTGTTCGGTGAGGTCGAGCGGCTCGGCAAGATGGCTCGCAAGGAGACCGTGACGATCGAGGAATACGAGCCGACATTGCACGTGGTGGCACCCGAGACCGATGAACCCAAGCAGCTGACCAACGGGTCGGCGGAGAGTAGTCCGTTCTAGATGTCCGGGGTCCTAGCACAATTGGACAGTGCTCGTCGGATGCCTGCAGCTCCGACGGTTCGAGACAACAGCACCGCACGCGTGGCGACGGCTGCTAGAACGTACGCCGCGAGGCGTGATGCCCGTTCGAGCCGGGCGGACTCCACGATGAGGAGCAAGACATGATTGATCAGTGGAGCGACGATCGTGCAGGATTCGCGCAGTTCAGCGATGACATGACGATGCGCTATCATCTGCTGCGCCTGGTCAGCGACCGCGCCCGCGAGATCGGAGGCGACGTCATCTTCCAGATGCTCGGCCCGCCATGGTCGCCGCCAACACTCGAGATCGCCTGCTTTCTGATGTTGAACCCCAGCGACGCAGACGCATTCAAACCAGACCCGACGGTCACCGAATGCGTGAAGTTCACGCGTCGCTGGGGCCACGACATCACGTGGGTCGTGAACGAGCACGCGTTCCGGTCGCCGTACCCGACCGATCTCAAGAAGCGCGCGGTCGGCGAGCGCGGCGACGACGTCATCAACAATCAGGCGATCATGCTCGCGTGCTCGATGGCGACGGTGGTCGTAACGGCGTGGGGCAACGATGGTGCGCTGGACAGCCGCGATCGCGCCGTGCTCGGCATGCTGCGGACCGCTGGCATCAAGACGCACAACCTCGGCACGACGAAGGCCGGACACCCGAAGCACCCGCTTGCGCGCGGCAAGCACCGCATCCCCGCCGACATGCAGCCGCAGCCGTGGAGTGCGCCATGAGCTACCAGGACGTGTGCGACAAGTTCGCCGATCAACTCCGCGCCGAGCGCCTCCGCTCCGCCGGTCTCGAGGAGCGCATCGCCTCGCTCGAGTCCACCATCGCGGACCTGAGCGCCGGGTTCGCATCCAAGATGGCCACCGCGCTCGAGGCGATGGAGACGAAGACGCGCGAGTCAATCGCGGGCAAGGTCGCGGACGTCGGAGAACGCGAGTGGACAGTCGAAGGCTACAAGCAGCAGGGCATCTCGAGCGCGTATTGCGAGGGCTGGAACGACTGCCTGGAATCTGCGGTCGATGCGGTACGGTCCTACGCGCGACCGGCATCCACCACTTGTTCCGACCTCGTCGCCTTCGCTGACGGCGAACTACCCACAGACCGCGCCGAGGCGTTCCGCGAGCACCTGCAGTCCTGTGGGACATGCGCAACCGCATTGCCCGAGACGATGATGGTCGCGGCGCGGCTGTCGGAGCTGAAGCGATGAGCGACTCACGCGATCGCTCCTGGTCCGTCGAGTTGCAAGATGGCCGCAAGATGAAGATCGTCGTCGACCTCGACGGCGCCTGGCTCGTCTTGCCCGAGGATCTCGCGAACGCTACCGGAAATCCGCTCACCTCGTCCGACGCCGAGCGCATCGGGCAAGCGCTGTTCGATGCAGCGGCATGGTTGGCGGACCAGAAGCCAGCGAAGCGAGGGAAGGCTAAGCGATGACCGACCAGCTCGCCGCTTCCGCGATCGCCATGCTCGATGCCGACCCGAACCTGTCCGTTGCTGACGTCGCGCACCGCTTCGACGTGTCGATGCCAGTCATCTACAGGCATTGGCGTCGCCTGCGACCGGGAACCGTTCCGCGCGGCATGGGCAGCCACAAGGCGAAGCTGTTCGCGCGAGTCTGCGATGCCGCGTGCGAGCGGCTAACCGAGCCGATGACCGGCGCCGAGGTCAGGGCATTGGTTCCTGGGATCCGCGAGCGCACGCTGCACCGCGCGTTGCGGCGACTGATCGAGACGGGGCGCGTCGAGCGGACGAGGGCGAAGGGCGAGCAAGCGAAGTACAGGAGGAAGACGTGAACACGAGAACGCATCCCATCGTGCCGTCGAGGTTCGATTTTCATCTCTGCTTGTTGTGGCTGAGGTCGCTAGAAATTCTCGTTGGCCACTCTCCTGTGCTCGTGATGTCAGAGCTCGAGATGCACGAACTTTTCGCAAAATACAAGTCGCCGTGGAGAGCGTAGATGGCCGAACCGTTCCATATGGGATTCACGGGAACTCGACATGGCATGTCGGCCGACCAGTCAAATATGGTCTCCTTCCTGGTGATGACCAACAAGCCGAGCGATCTGCGTCGCGTCCTGGCGCATCACGGTGACTGCGTCGGGGCAGATGCAGAATTCCACCGCATCGTGCGTGTCGCCCTGCGGGATGCGGCTGACATCGCGATTCATCCTGGACCGCTTGGTGATCTGTCCGCTGGATGCTTCGGCGACTTCCGGCACGACCGCGCGTCCCACATGAAGCGCAACGCCGCCATCGTCGCCATCTCGCACATCATGATCGCGGCACCGTTCGAGAACGAGCCACAGCCGCGCGGCGGGACGTGGGCCACGATCCGCATGGCACTCAATGCGCTGCGGGCCGGGAAGTTGCGCGCGCTGTACGTGGTGGGACGCGAGGGGCAACTGCTGGAGCACGAGGAGTGGTCGACATGATCTCTCGACGAGTACTGGAACGGCTGTCACGCGAACTGATCGGTTATGCGATTCACAAGCTCGGCCCGCGTGTCGGCCTGACCGTTTTCGTGTTCGAGTTCGGCGATCGCGGCAACTGCGCGTACATCTCGAACTGCAACCAGGGCGACATGGTCGGAGTGGTCAAGGAGTGGATCATTCGCGTGGAGTCTGGCCTCGCTACGGACCCGGTCGGACCGCGAGGAGAGTCGTGACCATGGCAGCCATCCGCATCGAACCACCGCGCCGACCGCCCACTCCACGCTGGGCGATCGTCTGCTGGATCGCCGAGTTCCACATGGCGCATGGTCGTGGTCACGTCGCGGACGGGTTTCTGCTGGAGCTAGTGGGCGCGGATAGCGAAGGCTGGGGGATGGCGTGAGCAAGCCGACCTCGCTGACGAACCACGCGATCGAGCGGTACATCGAGCGCCACCGCCAGGGCTGGTCATGGGAGGCCGCGCGCAGTGACCTGTTCCGAGAGATGCGCGGTGCCGTACTGTACGAGCAACCGCCCGGCGAGGATCCGATCTACCGCACGCAGAGCGGACGCTTGCTCGTGGTGTCGCTGGATGGCGCGGTCCGCACCGTGCTGCCGGCCGGGTCACGCGCCACGAACCGGAGGCCGCGCAGGTGAAGCCCTCCGACCCGACCCTCGCATTCGGCATCACGCCCAAGTCGCGCGTGCACAACAAGCGGCGAGCCGCGATCGCCCGGCGCGTGATGTCAACCGCCGAGCAGATCGCTGCGCTGCGTCGCGCCCTGGTCCGCTTGTTGTGGATATCAATCTCGGATGGTGGCGAGTGCACGTGCGAGTTCGGCGACATCTGCCCGCTGTGTGACACGTGCAAGGCGCTTGGACTCGGGCGTTGGCGCGGCGCGAAATGGGCGAAGGGGAAGGAGGCGTTGAGGTGGCCGAAGTGAAGCCGTCAAGGTCCACCATGAAGCCCAGGTCGCACAGGACCGCCGTCTGCCGCATTTGCAACCGGCGGCGCGCACGGACGCTTATGCAGCGCGACGTATACGGCGACGAGTGGGAGTGCCGGAGCGCGAAGGATTGCGACGCGGCGCTGGAGGGGAAGCCGTGACCCTTCTCAGCTACACACAGGCCGCGGCGAAGTTGGCCGTTCCGGTCGGCACGCTGCGCGCCATGGTGAGCCGCAAGCGGGTACCGCACATCCGATTGGGCCCGCGCGTGGTGAAGTTTGACGAAGCCGAGCTCGATCGCTGGATCGAGTCGTGTAGGTTCTCGCCATGATCAAGACGGTTCGCAGGGTCGAAGGCGTCCGCTACCAGGTCTATGGTCGTCGCGCTGGTCGCGACAAGAAGGTCTACGTCGGCTCGTACGCATCGAAGCGCGAGGCCATCGCGATAGACGAGGACTTCCGCACGACGCAGCGGAAGATCGTGAGCGGCGAACTGCCGTCTGACGTCGACATCGAGCGCACGTTCTCGGTCGCTGCCGAGGCATGGATCAAGGCGCTACGCGAAGCCGGATCCCGATCATGGGACGAGTACGAGAGCCGCGTGCGAAACCATCTCGCGGTTGAATTCGGCTCGGTGCCGATCGTCAAGATCCGCAAGCTCGAGGTGGTCCGCTGGCGCGACAGGATCAGCGCAACCGTGTCTGCATCGTTCGTTAACGCCCTTGTCGGCACGCTGTCCAGCGCGTTCACATGGTTCGTCGATCAGCAGTGGATCGCCGGCAACCCGTGCCACCGCGTGAAGATGCTCGTGCGACCAGCCAAGGTGTTTCCATGGCTGCAGTCGCTGGAGCAGGTGACGCGGCTGCTCTCCGAATGCACGCCGAACATCCGCACAATCGTCGCCGTGCTGGTCGGCACTGGCATGCGCCTCGACGAGGCGCTCCACCTGCACTGGGACGACATCGATCTCGAGCACCGGCTGATCGCGGTACACCGAGGGCGCCGCGGAATGACGAAGTCCGGCAAGCTCCGGTGGGTCCCGATCCTCGATGCTCTGCTTCCAGTGCTTCGCGAGATGCGTCTGCAGCGCGGCCGCAACGTGCTGCTGTGGCCCGGCGGGCGACCGGGTAGGCCGCTGTCGCAGCCGTCGGTATGGAAGCCGTTCAAGCGCGCGGTCGAGCATGCGGAACTCGACGAGCGCATGCGGGTCCACGACCTGCGCCACAGCTTCGCGTCGCTGTGGCTGATCGACGGTGGCGATATCTTCGACCTTTCGCGTATCCTTGGGCACTCGAGCGTGACCATCACCGAGCGGACCTACGCGCACCTCAGGCCGGACACCTTCGAGAAGGACTACGGCCGGGTGAAGTTCCGGATGCCGAGCGATATGGCAGCGTCTCCCGTCCGTCTCCCGAATTCAGGGCCCCGTCGAGGGTGATATGCCGTTGCCAACGTTGCAGACGATGCGTACATCAAGGGATGTCGAGAACATGACACAGCAAGACGAACAAGAACATCGCGTAGCCGACCCAGGATCTGAACAGTCGCGGCCGGTTGCAGACGCTGATGGCCGCTGTCTCCCGGCTGTCTCCCGGGGCACCTCGCGTGGAGCGGTGCCTTCGTGACCAAGGCGAAGCATCCCGCCCCTAGCTTCTTCGACGAGATCGTAGCCGAGGTCGGCGAAGGAGGCCCGCCCGAGAAATGCCGGCACGGCTTCTACCTGCACTGCGAAACGTGTCTAGGCGAGACGCACGCGCTGGCCTCGGCGATCGGCCGGCATGACGGCGCCGGCGCGGCCGTCCTCTCCCTCAAGGCGGCCGTCGGCAAGCTGTTCGCCGATGGGAAGGACAACGAGGCGTGGTGCCTGCGCGAGCACACGCGCGCGATCGAGGAGCAGGCCAAGCGGTACGCCGAGGCCGCCGATGAACTCCGCGAGCAACGCGGGATCCTCAAGCGAAGGAAGTCTTGATCCGCGATGCGCGACATCGCGCACCCCACACCAGAAGCGAAACGATCACGAAAGTTGCGAGGGTTGTCGGCGTCCGCCTTCCCCTCGTATTCACCAGCAAGGAGACCGATGAGATGGCGTTCACCATTATGATACGAGGCGTCGCGGTCCTGTGTGACAAGCCCGAGGAGGCCCGCGATCTCGTCGCATGCCTCGCCGAACTTCGAGAGGCTGAGGAACGCATCTTGGCGAAGTACAGCAAGCCGAAGGCCATTGCAGCCGATCGGCCGGAGATCCCGACCTCGCGCGCGATCTGCATCGGATCGCGCGTGCCCAGGCGAAGCATCCGCCGGTATGTAGCTGCCGCGAGGCGATGTGTCCGCACTCGATGATGGGCACGCTATCTCCGTCAGAAACCGCCGAACTTCTCATGACCACGAGGCGCCCATGACCCTCCACCGTTCCGTCATCACCCCGCCGCCAGAGGCACCGAGCCCACCGTCTCGCCTCGTCGACATCGTCGCGATGGCGCTGTACCTCGCGATCTTCCTGTCCCCGGCGCTGCTCTACGCGGGCTACCTGATCCAGGCGCAGGACACCGCCGCCGAGTCGCGCCTGCAGCAGCTACGCGAGCGCCGAGTATGCCCGCTCGCGCTCGAGGTTCAGATCGCCATGGACCGCGCGGAACAGGTGCGGATCGCGGGTGATGGGACGTGTGAGAATCCGCTGAGGGTTGTGCCGTGAAGGACCGACTCAACCATGACCCGGGCGACGAGGATCGCGGCGCCATAGTCGACGCGTATTGCGCCAACTGCGGCGACCCGTACGACATGCCGCCGGCTGACGATCCGGTATTCGTCCGGACGTTCCGGACATGGCGCCAGTGTCCAAACCCTTCGCCCGGCAGGCCGTTGGTCGACTGCGGGATCGGAGGCCACATGTACACCGATAGCAAGCCGCGATGCGACTGACCGCACGAACGAAAGGACCGAGATGAGCGACGAGACCGACAACATGCACTACGCCCCGGCCATCGCGATCGGCGGCGACGCGACCATCAAGCAGCGCCAACGCAACGCCGCGCTATACCGCCGGCTCAGGGACGGCGATGGCACCGGCGATTTCAAGTCGAGCGGGCTGGCCTCGTTCACGTTCGAGGTCCCATTCGCGTCGTGTTCGTATGGCGGCAACCCGCCGAGCATCACGTTCCGCCTTGACAAGGCCAGCGACTGCCTCCAGCGCTTGCTGCACGTCATCTCGGACCACTTCGACACGAGGTGCGACGCCGATGACGAGGTGGAGCGTCTTCGTGCCGCGCTGGACTACCTGAAGTACAAGGTAGACGGCTACGACACGACCAAGGAGCTCGCAGACGAGATCGTGGCGGGGACGGCCAAACCATGACCCGCCCCAGCATCGCGGAGCTGCAGCGCATCGAGCAAGCACTGCCAGATGTTGGCTGGCTAGACAACATCTCCAGCGTTGTCGCCCTCCGCAACGCCGCGCCCGTGCTCCTGGAGATCGCGGCTGCTGCGCTGCGATATCGAGCCGGAATGACGCGCGACGAGATCGAGACCGGACGCGGCGAGGCACTGGACCGCGCGCTCACCAAGGTGGCCCCATGACCACCCTCGACCCCGCGCTCTGCGCCAGGTTGGTGAGCAAGGCGAGGGAGGATGCGGCCACGATCGCGCGCATCGAGGCGCACTTTGCCGGTCCGCATGACGTATGCCTCGCTGACGACAAACAGTCACGTCGCGACATAGCACTGGCGACCATCCGGTGCCGCAAGAACAATCTGGACCTCGCCGACCAGCTCGAGGCGGCGCTGGCGGAGAACGAGCGGCTGCCGTCAGGGCTCACCAAGTGGCGAGGAGAGCTCGACGATCGCCTCAACGAAGACTGGAACCATCTCGCCCACATCGATCGCATCGACATGATTCTGGAGCCCAAGCCATGACCGCAGCTCCGCTCTCGCCCGCGCGCCTGGCCGATATTGCGAAGCTGCGCGACGCCGCCATCGGCTACCACAAGCAAGCGATGGCCGACCTGCTGAACGAAGTCTCGCGCCTTCAGTCCGTCGTCGACCGCCTCGCGAACAACGAGCGTGATCTCGCCGAGACGCAGCTCGTGCTCGAGCAGCAGGACCTGGACTTGGAGCGGCTGCGATCTGCAGCGAACCTCGCGCGCTCCGGTGCTGCCGAGGCTGTGCATGATTACGACATGATGGAAAATCGCATCTCCGCGCTCGAGAGCGGATTGCGCGAGGCGTGCGACCTGATCGAGGAATTGGTAGACGTGGAGGAGCACGAGGTTCCGCTCTACCGTCTCCGTGCCCTCGCCGACGGTGTACAATCCGGCAAGGAGACAGAATGAGCGACGAGTATCGACTTGACCTGAACGGCGACGACGAAGATGACGCAGTCACCCGCACCACCTGCGCCCGCTGCAACGTCCCGTTCGAGGGCGAGGATCTGGACGCGGCGGCGCGAGAGCATGAGGCGAGATGCTTCGTTCCGGGCGATCTGGTCCGGTGGGAGTATGGTGTCGGGCCGCATGACAAACCAGAGAACTGGGTCGAGGGCAGGCTGGTATCTCTCGATGAAATCCACGCGGAGATCAACGTCGCTCGGTGCGGCCTTGGAACTCGTGTTGGTCGTGGCATTATCTTCGGTCTATTCGGAGCGATCCTCCGCCGCATCCCGCCCATCGCCCACTGCGACGTCAAGCCTGAGAGCCTCGCCATCCGCTTGGCCGTGCGCGAGGTTGAGCGTTTCAAGGCCGATCAGCGGGCGGCCACGGAGCCAGTGCGCGGGCTCAGCGCCGAAGGTCAGGCCACATACGACCGACTGCGCGCCGAGTACGGCACGCCCCGCCCCGACGGCTTCTCGCAGTCTCGCATCGACGCGCTCAAGGCCGCGATGCTGGCGCCGGCGGGGAAGGTGAGGCGATGAGCGACGACGATCGCAGGGTCATGGTCCAGTTCGGCGACGTGATCTACCGCGGTCGGCATAGCGTCAACCAGCGCGGCGATGTCGTGCACATCGACGGCAAGCTGGTCGGTGTCGAGGTCGACTGCAACGGTGACCCGCTGACCGCGCCGCTGCCGGTCGCCACCATCGAGCGCCCCACCGTGTGGGCCAGGATTGCGCGCTGGTGGTCGGCGGTCCGCACCTAGCCCCGGCAACTCCTGCCCTGTCAACACCTGTCAGCAATTCCACCGCCGCAACGCTACACCACCAGCGCCCCATCCGGACAACCCTCGCCGCATGGGCCTCGTGCGGGTGGTGCTGCCGGTCGACGACTACACGGACCTCGACGAGGCGATGTCAGCGCGGGGCTTCATGCGCCACATCCCGCGCAGGGACGAGCGCGTGGAGCAGCTCTACGCCTTGCCCAGAGGCAGCTACTGGATGGCCGAGCCGACGCGGGCAGAGGACCTACTGGACGCTGCGATCGAGGCGGTGACGAGCGTGCATGTCATGGGCGCAAGGATCCTGGTCACCGAGGGTGAGACCCGCTGGGCTGGCCTGGAGATGATCGGGGAGAGCGAGCGGGTACTAGATAGTTAGCACCGTAAGTCCCGTCTCCGAATAGACGGGCTTGCGTTCCTGTGATTATCGTATACAGTAATCACATGACGACGAACTCTCCCCGCAAAATCCACGTGACGCTCTCCGCCTACGAAGGCGACGATTTCCCGAATGCCGACGACCTGTTCGAGAACTACGTCCTCGCCGAGTTGCACCGCCAGCATCCGAACGCACACGTCGAGATATCGACGGCCCAGGGCTCGACCCGTATGTTCGTCGACGGCGAGCCGAACCAGGACCTCGCACAGGAGATCGGCTCGGACTGGTGGTCGGCGTTCTGCGAGGCATCGTGACCCGCCGCCGCTCCAAGGTCGGGGGCAAGCGCAAGGGTGCAGGTCGCAAGCCGACTGGGCTGCCGACGCGCAATCGCATCGTCCACGTCCGGGTGACCGAGCGCCAGCTGACGGCGTGGGAAGGATGCGCGTTTAGGGCCAGCACGTACCCGGTCTCGGCGTGGCTGCGCGATCTGGCGGAGGCCGAGGCGCGGCGGGTGTTCCCGGAGTACGGCGATTAACTGTGACGTCTACCGCGTCGCCCGGGCCCGCAGCCACCCGCTCAACTCCGGCCAAGGATCGGCTCTCCGCCGAGGATCCAGTTCGGCATGTGTGGCCCACCGCGCGCCCGGAATCACCGCGTACGCTGGTGGCGTCTCGCCGAACGCGACCTTGACCGTACCGGGCGGGACCGGTGCCAGGCACGGCTCGAGGTCATCCAGCAGCGCGCCGAGTCGCTCGCGCTGGTAGTCGGTCGCATGGTGCCAGCCGCGCCCCGGGCGCTGCGGATCGAGCGTGACGTCCTCTGGTGGCAGCGCCGCACCGCGCGGTATTCCGTCCTCGACGAGTCGCCACTGGCCGTTGATCAGCCGCACCCCGCCGGCGCAGTGCACCTCGATGCCAACCGCGACCGAGTTCGGGTGCATGTCCGGCAGCCCCGGCGCGCGGTACACGCCATGCCAGGGGCCACCTGCGTGGTTCCCGTTTCGCGTGATCGGGATCAGTTGCAGGACACCATGCTCCGGTGTGCGACCGATCAGGAAGTTGGCGCAGGCCCCGTCAGCTACCTTGCCGGTCCAGCTGGCCACGAGCGCGTCCCATTCGTCGGGTAGCATGTCGGTGGTGTGGATAACGGCGCCGAACGGCTTGATGGGACCGCCGACGCGACCGGGGTGCGCGGGGCGGCGGTGTGCGAGCGACCACCAGCCTTCGACCCAACGCGGGCCTTGGGCTGGGCGATCGTCGCTCACAGCCGCGCCCTGCATGCCGCGCAGAGATCGTTAGGTCTGCAGGTGCAGATCACGGCTTGCTCTCGCTCAAGATCTCGGCGAGGCGGCGCGCGATGCGGTCAACATCGGCGTCGGAGATCCTGGCCTCCGGCGGCGCGGCACCGAGCATCGTGGTAATCGTCTGAAACGTCGGCATCGGCGCGCATGCGATCGTCATCGGTGGACCGAACGTCGCCCACGGCTTGCAGCAGTTGCACACGGTGGCCGAGACGCCGCCAGTGACGAAGCTGACATCGAACACGCCCGGACCCGGATTCGTCGTCCCGTCCATCACGCACCCCCTGGATACTTCGCCAGCTCCGCCGCATTCGCCGCCGCCGCAGCCGCATCGTCCGCTGCCTCGCCCGCGGTCAGCGCGTCGAGGTTGGCGAGGATCATCGCGGGTGTCAGCTTGTCGACGACGCCCTGCTCCAGCGTCTTCATCGCCGCGGCGACCACCTCGAGCGCAGCGGCAGTCTTCGGGCCGCCAACGCCGGTCAGCGACTGCACGAGTTCGAGCACGCGCATCACCGGGTCGGCATACTTCGCGATGTCGGTTCGGATCGTTTTCAGGGCGCTCATCACTTGCCTCCAAGGAACGGCTTGACGGCCGCGAACAGTTGCGACGCGGCGGCGATCGCGCTCGCGATGCTCTGGTCAGTATCGAGGATCTGCGCAGCGGTCAGCGACCGGAATGCCGCGGTGAACAGCTGATCGATCTTGGCGCGCGAGGCCTGATACTCGGCCAGCTTCGCGGTCGAGGTGGTCACCTTGGCCACGCAGGCATCACGCGACTCCACGGCCGGGTCGCAGTGCGCGGTCAGCGACATCTCGTGCGAGCGGTCGTAGGCCAAAAAACTATCGCGTGCCGCATCGAGGCCGAGGAAGGTCGCCTTGATCGTGGTCTCGCGCTGCGAGGTGGCGCAGCCGTAGGTCGCGGCCAGAGCGACGAGGCAGGCCATGAGGAGCGGGCGGGTCATGCGGCCGCCTTGGTCGCGTTGTCGTTGGCAGCCTTCGCGTTCAGCAGCGCTGCACTCTTGCCGTTGTCGGCCACCCCCTGCGCTCCGACATAGACCAGCAGCGCGGCGAAGATGTGGTCCAGGGTCGACGGGTCGATAGCGAACCCCCAGCGACCGGCGACCCACACAATTCCGGCGCCCACCGCGGTCAGGAACTTCTTGCTCGTAAGCATCTCGTACAGCACAGCTTTCATCGGGTCACGGTCCTTTCGATCGAGTTGTGGCGCAGCTCGCCCAGGCGGGTGCAGGCTTCGCAAAACAGCGCGGCGCCCAGTGGCATCGCGATCAGGATGGCGATCTTCAGTAGTCGCTTCTTCATGGCGTTCCCTTGTTCTCCAGCCGCTCGACCAGTCGGCCGAGTCGCTCGTTGTCTTTTTCCAGCATCTGGATCTTGAGCTTGACCTCGCGTTCGTCGCCGCCGCGGGTGTAGAGCCAGCCGCCGATACCGACGACGACGAGCACAACCGAGGCCTGGAGCCAGCGCAGGCCACGACGCACCGGGGCGAGCTCGAGCTGTTGCTGCTGGAGCGTGCTGACGATCTTTGCGAGGTCGTCGAACTTTTCGCCGCCGGGCTGGACTCTGAGGAATGCCTCGAGTTGTTCCTCGAGTTCCTTCTTGCCGGTCTCCTGTCGCTCCCTGGCGTCGTGCACCTTGATGGAGAGCGCAGCTCCGATCACGAACGGATCGAGGCCGGCTCGGCGAAGCTGCGCCGCCAACTCGGCGACGCGCGCCGCGTAGTCCTCGTGGTCGAAGTTGAACATGGCGCGCGGCAGTGTCGGCTCCTCGCTGACATAGGTCACCGGCGTGCGCCGATCGCGGCCGGCCAGCGCGCGGTCCGTGTCGCTCATGACGATCGGCGTCCCGCGCGGGTGTGTTTTCTTGTGCCGGATCCGGTCCGTCGTGCTGACGCGCGGCGCCGGGAACTCGTCCGGCGTGGGCCGGCGATCGAAGTCATCATCATCGTCGCTGCTGCTCACTGGTGCCCTGTTCCGCGGCATCCCGCATTGCGACATACGGTGCTAGATCCGCCGCCGTGCTTCGCCGAACCCTGCCGCGACGACCGATCCCATGGTGGCCGACCATCCCGCTCGCGATCCTTGTGGTCCTCGCGGTGATTGCGACCCTGCTTGCGCGCGACGGCCTCGCAACGCTCGAAGAACTCGATGTTCACGGTAGCATCCAGCGATCTCCCCATGCCGACCACGTGCCCACTGGTGTCGATGCGAGCAGCGTTGTGCAGCCGCCGCTGATCGCATTGCCGACGATGCGGATGTCCTTTGCCGCGTGAACTCGGTCCGTGTCGACGTTCATCGCGGTCCGCATTGTCGGAACCATCGAGCCGTCGTCGAACGTGTTATAGGCGATGTCGAGCACGTCGAGTCGCGCCGTACTATTGCCCGACACGGTGATGCCCAACGCGCCGAAGTTGCGGATCGTGTTGTGCCAGATCCTGGCAAGCTGGAAATCCTCGATGCCGTTCGTAGCTGATAGCCAGATGCCTGCCGCTCCTGGGTACGCGACTCCGCCGCCCTGGATCACGTCGTCGCGGATCTCGATGCTAACGGCACCGCTAATCCGGTACCCGAACATCGAAGGGTGACCGTTGGCGGTCCAGGCGTTGCCTTGCGCGACGAAACCAGTCGTCGCTGATCCGGTGCCGGTACCGGCGATGTAGACGACCGCGTTGTTGGCCTGGACCGTGTTCGTGTTCGTGAAGCTGTTGCCGGTCAGCGTGATGTTATTCGTCGTTCGCCACAACGTGACGGCTGGCTTTGTCGTCGCGTTGACACCGTGGTTGAGCGTGACCAGCGTGTTCTCGATCCAAAGCAGCTCGAGGCCGCCGTTGATCGTGTTGTTGCTGATGGTCCAGCCGCTCGATCGATTCGTAGCGCTGCCGCCGGTCGCGGTCATCGCATAGTCGTTGCTGCCCGAACCGTCGATCGTGTTGCCGGTGACGGTCAGGTTGTCGACCTTGCCGCCCTCGGTATCGAACTGCTGGACACGGTTGCCACTGAACGTTGAGCCGCTGACCGTTCCGCCGCTCGTGCCTCCGCCGAACACGATGCCATCGCGATCGTTGCCGGTCGCGAGTACGTCGAGCACCGTCGCGCTGTCGGTGTGGTTGTAGAGGTAGAACCCATCGCCGGTGAAGTTCCGCGCCGTCACATGCTCGATATGCAGGCCCGGTGCGTTGCTCGCGAATACCCCGGCCCGGTGCTCGTCAGCCGTCTGTGCAGCCTTGTTGCCGTCGAGCGTCAGATTGCGAATGACGACGTCGGCCGCGGCGGGTGGGTTGCTGCCGCCTGGCCCGGGCTGCAGGAGTCGGACGCTTGCCGCGGTACCGGGCGCCATCTCGATCGCTGAAGCGTTCCGATCGTCGCCGACCAGCGTCGTCCCGGCCGGGATGCTCAGGCACAAGAACCCATTGCCAGCACGCCCGACCGTGAACCGGCCGGCCGGGACGTGCACGATGCCGCCAACCGTGGCGGTCAGCGCGGCCTGGATCGCGGCCCGGTCATCGATGCCGTCGTCCGGGATGGCGCCGAAGTCGGTGATGCTCACCTCGCCGCCTACCGACTGGCGAATCGTGGAAGCCGTTGGTGTGACGCAACTTACGGCCGTTGCCAGGACGAGAAGCAGCCTGTTCACATGCCCAGCGTCGTCCAGCTGCGTGAGACGGGGCGATTTCGAGACCGCCGGGCTTTCGCGGCGCCCGGTGCATGACTACGATTCGGCCATGAAGCTGATGCTGACGGTGATGTGTGCTGCTGTGGTTATGATGAGCGGGTGCTCGTTGGCGCTACAGGGCCACCTGCCCGACGGAACGATTCGCAGCGCCAAGGAGTCGACGCATTGTTCAGCTTCTCGTGTGCTGCCGTGGACCGACATGGGCATCTTGAGCGGGCTGTTGACCACCGCTGCCACACTGAGCGCCGTCAACAACGGGACGTTCGACCATCCACGCAGCAGCGACGCGTTGACGTTCGCGACTGGCAGCGCGGCGTTTGCGTCGATGATCTACCTGGCCAGCGCGGACGTCGGCTTCAAGCGCGCACGAGCATGCGGTCAGGCAGACGCCCTAGAGCATCCGATTGCGTCCCGCTGATCACGCATACGGGAACGCTCCGAGCGAAACATCGAACACGTCTCGGATCAGATCGAGATGGATGTCGCCCTTGTGAAGCTGGCCCAAGTCGACGCGCGCGATCCGCATGACCATTCCAGAGATGCCAAGCTGCGGCCATGTCAGCTTGACGACATCTCCGGGGCGCTTCTGGTAGAAGGTCCGGTCGGTCACGACCGATGCCTTAACGATCGGCTTCGACACGACCGCGAGCTCCCGGGATGCGAGCCGGTGCGCGAGATCCTGATCGTTGCAACCGACATAGGTCACCTCGAGCGTGCGAAGCTTCCCCTGGTCGGTGACGTTGGCGTTGTTCTGCCCGATCGCGACGCCCTGGTTGTATCCAGATCCCCGGTTGGTCCAGACGACTCTCACCTGGTTGAGTGTCTCCGACCAACCCGATACGCTGAGCCACGAGCCCTCTGCTGGCCTCGCGTTGTCCGGTGTGATCGTATCCAGGACGTTGACGTTGTAGTCGTTGCGGATGAGTTTGAGCACGAGCTTCCCGGTTGTCGGCTCCTCGTAAAGCACGCCGTCGATTTGGCGAAGCACGTCGTCTATCAGGTTGCTCGCGTCATCGGGTTGTTCGATCGCTCTCGAGTACCCGTGCTGCTCGGCGAACAGCGTCGCGCTCGCCGTCTGGAAGCTCGGTAGGTCGACCTTGCTCGTGGATAGTGCGAGCTTTCCCCATGGCGACGTCAGCAGGTCGTAGATCACGGCGGCTGGGTCGGCATCATCGGCGAGGGAGTGGCCCAGATCCGCAGCGGTCCCCGTGCTCAGCGACTTGACCTCGAACGAGAACGACGGAATCCCGGCCACTGGGGACGAAAGCCCACGGCTGGCAGTCGCGAACGATACAAAGGCAGCGCAGACCAGGCTGCGGTAGCCCGGGATCAGAGAGGCGTCGATGCCGGCATCGATCATCACGCTACGCGTGACGCTTCCAATGGCGCCCACGTTTTGAGTCGACGATCCGAAGTACATCTCGCCGACGACGCTGATATCGCCCGAGGTTGCTCCGGTAGATGCGACCAATGTGCCTGCCTGGGAATCGCCGACCGGGGGCGTGACGATCGTTCCCATCTTAACGTCACCGGCGTATACAGCAACGCCGAGGGCATCAGAGGACACGACGCCACCAAAGAACGGGATGCCAACCGCAAAAAGCAGGTCGATCGAATACCTATCGAGGTCAATGGTGGGCGGCTGGTAGTTCCCAGCGAACACCATCGCCGGTGACCGCACGCGGCATCTGCCGTAGATCAGCGACAGCGGAGCGCCATCATCGGTCCGTGGCAGACGGATGTCCTCGGGCTTGGGCGGTGCCGGTTTGTCTTCCAGCCAGCGGTGGTAGGCGTAGGACCCGAGTATGTACAGGCCCATTGCAATTTCGAGATACATCGTTATGCCTGCTGGATGATGCCGAGGCCCTTCGGGGCCCACGGGTTGATGCTCGAGTTCAGGTCAGGCATCCCGCCGAAATTCACGACGTTGCCGAACTTGTCTCGGCATGTCTGGATGCTGTGGTCGCAGCCCGAGTATACGACCACTCCATCGCCGGTGCTGGCTCCCACGAACGGCGCATTGAGCGTCAGCACGGTGCCGATTTGTTCGAGGATGTGACGACGCTGCCCGCTGCCGTGATAGACCTCGCCGAACTGGAAGCGATGGTCTGCACTGCCATCCACCATCGATAGCGTGATGGTGTTTCCACTCTGTCCTGTGATGTATACCGACGGCGGCTCGATCGCGAAGCCGGCCCGGTCGAGCGTGCACAGCGAATCGTAGAGCGTGTGGTTGCACAGGCGCTGCGCCGAGATGACCGGCAACCGGAGCTTCATCGCATCCTCCGTCACCGATGGGACACGAATGCTCGCGGTGTGCCCTTCGATCGCGATTGATTGTGCGAATCCCGACCACTGCTGGAGCGCCTGGCCGCTGACCGATTGCATGCGGAGCAGGGTCACCGTGACCGCGTGCTCCGGGATACCGCTCGCCGTGAACCGCTGGACCAATGGATGATCGATCGGCAGGTAGACGATCAGCTCGCGGCCCTGCAGCTCCTGGCCGATCTGAAGATTTCCTCGACTCATCGTCAACGCGGTGTACGTGTTGCCGCCATAGACCACACTCTGGATATGCGAGGTCACGTGGTATGTTTGCGTTGGTGTCCCAATCGTGTACAGGTCTACTGGTCGACTCTGCGACCTGCTGCGTTCGTTGTCGTCGAAGCTGCTCACGTCATCATCGTCGCGCCGCGCCTCACCGGGGACGATTCAGACCGTGTCGCTGATGCAGAGCCACCGCTGCATGGTTCCGTTGTAGACTACCGTGCACGATCCGATGCCGGTTCCCGTGTTGAGATTGCCTTGGCCTGGCATCAGGAAGCGGTTGATTACGTTGCTGGCCGACGACGAGTCGTGCGCAAAGATGTGCTGCCAGTTCGCCGTGTTCGAGACGTTCACGAAGCAGACCACCATGCCGTCCTGGTTGCCGCCGACCGCAGCGAGGCCGAAGAACGTCCGGTTCGCGTTGCTCGTCATGAACACAATCGTGCTCGTGGGACCAACGGACAACGACAGCTCCTGGTTACTCGTGAAGCTGGCCGGCCGAAGGATCGTGGGAAACATCTGCGGCATGGCGTCTCCTATCCGGCGTTCCAGCCGATCTGAATCCAGCGCTGGTCGACACTCGAGTAGACGAGCCAGATCGCTGCGTTGACGCCGGTATGGCCGGTCCTGTTGAACAACCAGAAGCGGTCAGGCGCCGAGAAGTTCGTGTCCTCGTGGTTAAGGTTCGCGCCGAACGCGTTGGGCGCTGGCGTGTTGTTCCTGATGCAGATCACCGTTCCGTCCGCAGGCGCCGTTGACTGGACGATTCCGCCGAAGGTCAGGCCGCGATCGAGCGTGATGTTGAGCAGCGTGGTCTGCCCAAGCGGGCCGGGGGCGAACTCCTGATCCGTCGGCGGCGCTGGCGGCGGGTTGTACGCGTAGACCAGCGAGGTCGTCGTATCGAACATGTATGCGAGCGGCGTCGTGATCGTCTCCTGCACGGCCCGCGCGGTCAGCTCGACGGTGAACGTGCCGCCTTCCCATGTCACGGTGATGTCATCGCTGCCGTCATTGTCGATCCGCAGCTGCTCGGCGAGCGAGATCAGGGCGGGCGTTCCACTGATCCCATTGTCGAGCATCAGCGTCAGCGTCCCGTCGCCGTTGTCGACCGGCGCTGCGGTCACGGTGACGTAGGTGATCGTACCGTTGCCGTCCGTAATCGCGAGCCGACGATGAGCCAGCGACGTGTACCAGCTCGCGTAGTCGCCGCCGCCGGCCACGCTCGAGCTCTGCACCTTGATACCTCCGCCACTCGCCGGTCCGACGTAGACCAGGTCCGGGCGGTTCGTGCTGAGCAGAAACGGCCGCTGCCGCCCGCGCAGGAAGCGCAGCATCGCCTTGAGCCACTGCCATTCGGCCGGATCACTCGAAACGTACCGGATCGGCCGCGACCAATCGGGCACAGTCTGGTCGCCGAAGCCCGCAGGCAGCGCGCCCATGTCGAGCGTCTCGGCGCCGCTGAGCATGGAGTCCTCGGCCGTGCCGTCGATCAGGTTCGGCCGATCCCACACGAGCAGGTCGGCATCGGTGATGCGCGACTGCACCTGCGGACCGCCGTTGGTGTACGTGTAGAGCTGCGCGCCGAGACCCATGCTGTCGGCCCCGGTCCACCCGAACACATTGGCCGCGCACCGGATCGACCACTCGTCGACCGTGACCGGGTGCCGCGCGAAGCCCTGTTGCGGATCGAGCAGGACCTGCACCAGCGGCATGACACGCCCGCCGGTGAGGCCTGGCGTCCCGATCGGCGTGAACAGCAGCGAGCCGCTCGCCGTGGTGACGATGACCGAGATTGTCGTCGATGCCACGCTCTGGATCACCGCGTAGGCCACGGTGCCGTCACCGCCGAGCACGATCACGCGCTGCGTCGGCAGCGCCCAGTCCAGGCCGGCCGTGCTTCCGACGTTCAGCACCGCGACCGTGGCGCTGTTCGTGTCGGTGACGATCGCGACTTCCTCGTACGGCACCGCAAGCAGGAACGTCGACCCGGCCGCCGCGGCGCGCTGAAGCGTCCCTCGAGCGTCACGGCTACTGGAATCGACCAGGAACGCGACACCCTCGAACCGCTGCTTGGGACTCGGGAACGGCGATGACCGCTGCTCGTTGCCGCTATAGCTGCGGTAGACGTCGGTGCTCCAGGCGTACGTGACGCTGGTTCCCGGCTCCAACGAGAGCACGAACGTCGCCGCGCCAGCCGCGCCATATCCCGACAGCGCGCCACTGCCGCCGCCGTAGACCTCGTAGGCCTTGCGTTGCTTGGGAAAGCGAAAGAATCGCGACGGGTGCCGGTTGCCGTTGCGCGTGACGTATGGGTGCGCGCCGGACTGAACCGGCGGCACGACGTCGGGGACAAACGCGCGCGGCCGGACGAGAGCCCGGAACCCGCGACGCCCGGGGCCGCTGGGTCCCGAGCCCATGGCGCGCTAGCCGATCTCCTCGAGCAGGTACTGATGCAGCGTGAACGATCCGGTCGCCACGGTCTGCGTGTAGAACATGTCGACCTTGAGCGCCGAGGTCGAATCGAAGCCAGCACCGACGACCGGAGCCGTGTTGTAGGGCAGCGTGAACACGCCGCTACCGCCAGCAGTGGGGAGCGGAGACCCGACCACCGCCTCCGAGGTCCACGTTCCTTGCCCGAGGATCGTCGCGGTCGTGCTGCTGCCGATTGTCCGCGCGGTCAGGAGCAGATTGAGGTCCCATCCGACGTTTGTCTTGGCCACGACGTTGAGATTCATGGCCCCCGTGTCGAACGCGATGATCGCGCTGGCACCGAGCCGGATATCGAAGCGTGCCGTTCCGGGCGTGGTCACGGCGCAGCTGATGCGGCCCTGCGCCCGGATCCGCAGCATCTTTCCGGTGTTGTAGAAGAATCCGTTCGGCAGCGTGTAGACCGCCGGCGTGGGGAGGCAGGACGCTGCTGCTGCGGCGGTGAGGGTCGGGCCGTCGGAGAGTGCGACGACGAGTGGGTTGCTCCAGGTCTGTACGCCCATGCCTCACCGTCGCTGAGCGACCCGATCCGGGGCGATTCAGATGTCCGGCTCCACGATGATCGTGAGGTTGTAGCCGCGCGGGAAAGACTCGGTCTTCCCGCTGCCGTCCGTGGCCTTGAAGCGGGCGGAGTAGATGCCGGCTACGTCGAGGTCGGTCGTAGCCCACTGGTAGGTCATGTTGCCGCTCGCATCCCCAGTCGCTGACCCCGTGACGACGGTTGCGCCCTTGGTCATCTTGAACGTCAGACCGCCAGGAAATTCGGTAGGGAAGTCGACGAGCCCGGCCTCGGTGAATGCGACGGCACGCAGCGGATTGTGGGTCATGCCCTGGCGAAATGTGGCGGTCCGGCTGTCATCCATGCGTCACCTCGAGGATGGTCACGGACGTTGCGTTGTCGACGATCTCTACGGTCGGCGCGGCGAGCAGGGTCGCCACCGGCGCATGGCTGACCAGCCGAACATGCTTGGGCAGCGATGGTACGGTCGGCAGCACGACGCCCTGAAAGGCCAAGTGCTGGCCGATGTGCTGCCCAAGATGCGCGCCGAGATGCATCAGGTCCCGTCGAATCCGGTCGGCGTGCGCGTGCCGTCCGTGGCCAGGGTGTAGGTCGCGCGGTCCTTGGTGTCCGCGGCATCGCGGAAGTGCTCGGTGCCGGCGGTCGTGATGGCCAGGCCGGTCGCCTTGGCGCTCAGCACTGACCACCAGACACGCAACCGCTGCCGGAACGTCGTCGCGTTGGTCGGAGCGGACTCCAGGATCGTGTCGAAGATGGCATCCGCGATCGAGGTCAGCGCGCCTGCGACCAGCGACTGCACGCCCGCTTTGATGTTCCCGCTGCCGTCGAGCGCGGCGGGGAGCCTGCTCTGGATGTCGTCGGTGTCGGCCTGGACCGTGGCGACCGCGCTAGCCGATGCCCGGCTCGCGACGGCCGCGTCCAAATTGTCGAGGTTCGTGGCACGTGCGTTGGTCCACTGGACAGTACTGAGCGCCGTGGATGCCGGCGCCCGCGTCGTCACCGCTGCGTCGAGGTTGTCGATCTTGCCAGCCCGCGCGCTCGTGTAGTCGACGTTCGATACCGCGGTGCTTGCCGGGGCTCGGCTCGAGATGTCGGCGTCCAGGTGATCGATCAGGCCAGCCCGTGTATTAGTCCACGTCGCCGTAGTTAGCGCGGTACTGCTCGGAGCACGGCTGCTTACGGTCGCGTCGAGGTTGTCGAGTTTGGTCGCGCGAGCTGAGGTGTAGTCGGCGTTCGATACGGCCGTGGAACTCGGCGCCCGGCTCGTAATCGCCGCATCGAGGTTGTCCAGGAGCCCGGCCCGCGTCGATGTGAGCCGGCCGGTGAGCGTGGTCAGATCGGTCTGTGCCGTGGACAGCGCGGTTGAGGTTGCGAGGCCCGATTGGATCTCGGTAACCGCATCCGTCTTGATCGAGTCGGCATCGATGGCGTCCGTGGCGATCTGGCTTGCACCGATCGCGTTCGCCGCGATGACCGTGCTCGTGATGGCCCCGCTGGCGAACGTCGCTGCTGCGATCGCCGCATTCGCGATGGTCAGCGCGTTGACATCACCAACGTCCTGCTTCAACGACCACGCGACGGTCCGAGCGCTGCCGGTGATCAGCTTGACGCGCACGTCCCAGCCTTCATTCACTCGAGTTGGCGGCACGCGGAACAGGCCGCTCTGCACGCCGGTCGGGAACGCGATCCAGAGGTTCGTCGCCGTCCCTCCGTTGACCTTGTCAACGACGCGAATCTGGTACTGATCGCCAGCGATCATTCCGCTCAGGTCGATCAGCGCCTCGAGTTCTCCTGCGGTAGTCGACGCGGCAAGCGACGTCGAGCCATTGACCAGCGAGAACTCGGTGCCGCTGATGCTCGAACTTCCGGTGCTTGTTGTAAATGGAGTTGCCATGGTTAAAACACGCCGTAGACTGCGACTGAGTTGGCGCTATCGACGGTTCCGCTGCTCTGTGCCCGTGCGTAGACGTTCACGCTCGCCGCCGCGGTGACGTATTCGAGCGCAGGCAGCTTCGCGATCGACTCGAGCGCGCTCGTCGAGATCGGCGCGTTTGGGATCGCGATCAGCTTGTTGGTCGCGTCGCCGACTGCGATGTCCACGTCAAGGTTGGCCTGGCTCATCGTCGAGTCGTTGATTCCGTAGCCGAACTCGATCGCGTAGATCGCCTTCGTCGTGGTACCAATCTGCGCGTAGGCGCCCTCGCTCGTCGTACCCGGCGTGACGGTCGTGCCCGAGCTCGACGCCAGCGTGACGCCGTACTGCTCGATACCCGTGCCGACCCAGAGGCACTCAGGGTGCGAGGGCGCACCGCGGACCTTGCAGAACACGTTGAACGCGGTGAGCGTCGCACTATTCACCGCGCCGGCCACACCGATCGACCATCCCGACTTGAGCCACAGCGGGAAGCGAAACACGGTACCGGTCATGCCGTCACTACCGAACGCGTAGCCGCAGGCTGGCCCGCACACGAGGTCAGCGATCGTCGTGAACGACGTCCCGCCCGCCTGATCGATGCCGAGCGCCACGACACAGTCACGCGCGACCGTCGTGATGCCAACGTTGTTCACGCAGATCGTCAAGTCTAGACAATCTACCGTCAGGTTTGCGCCACTGATCAGGGTGACGAACGAGCCGTATGCGTTCTGCGCCGGCGTGACGCTTGTGCCATAGCCGGTCGCAGGCCTCGTCCCATCGGCGGTTGAGTAGATCGTGGTACCCCACGAATTCGGATAGCGCAGCGTCCCGGGGTAGCTCACGTCTGCACGACCCCGAGGTGGAGGAGCTGTTCCGCATTCACCGGCAACGCGTTGGTAAACGTGAATGTGATCGTGTTGTCACCGTTGAGCACGATAGCGCTCATGATGATGTTGACGTTCTGCTGCCGCTTCACCGCGGCAAGGTGATGGAAGATCGAGGCGATGCCGTCGTAGGTCGCCGCCAGCGTCGCAAGGGTGACCGATGCCGTCGTCGTGTAGTTCGTCGCCGCCACACCCGGAAGGTGGCATCAGAACTTCTCTGGGTCGAATCACGGCGAGCATGCCAGATCATCATCTGCCGTCGGACAAGGTGGGGCGATTCACCGCCTGCCGCTGTAGTTCCCAACCGCGCCGGGGTTCGCTCGAAGCACGTTGAGCACGGACTGGTTACCGCTCCGGCTTCCGATCTCAGCGCGCACCACAGAACCATCCATGATGTTGTAGATCTTGTTGATCGGCGCCCTGGACTGCGGGGCCTGCATCGGCCCGGTCGAGAAACCACCGCCCGCGTGCGGATACGCGCCCGGCGGGGTGATGGTCACGCGCTCGCCGGGAGACACCCACGACGCGAACAGCTTGCTGTCCACGCTGCCAGGACCACGAACCACCGCATCGAAGCCGGTTGCGGCATGCCCGATCGCGGCGCCCAGCGCCTGCCCGCTGCCCGGGGAAATCGCGTCGCCGACCGCCATGATCGCCTTGATCGCCAGGGCCCGCAGCAGTACGCGCTCCAGGTCCTGGATCATCGCGTCGGCCATGCCGGACCACGAGACCTCGCCGCCGTTCGCCGCGGTGACCAGCGCGTCGCTCAGCTTGCCGATGTCGCCGACGACCTGGTTCGCGACAGTGGCGCCGAACGCTTCGGCCTCGTCCTTGAGCTTGATCCACTGCAGTTCCATCGCCCCGAGGAACTCCTTGTCCCCGCCCGTATCGGTCAGCAGCTGCTGCTTGGCCTTGCCGACCGCCTCGTTGTACTTCGACTGGCTGATGGCACTGTCGTGAAGCTGCTCGTCGAGGTGCTTGAGTGTGAGCTGGTACGTGGCCAGCGGGCTCTTGATCTTAGTCAGCGACTCGACCGTCGCTTCGTACTCGTCACGCAGCTTGCGCTGCCGAGCGGTCACTTCTTCGCCACTCAGCCCGTAAGCCTGTTGCGCGACCTCAACATCCTTGAGCGCGTGCTCGTACTTCACGAGCGCAGCCGCGCCCTCATTGGCCACCAGTCGCGCGCGCTCGAGCTGAGCAGCCTGGGCCTTGTACTCGTCGCCATAATCAGCCGACGTTGCTGCTGCGCCTGCCTGTGCCACGGTCTGGCCCGGAACGCCCGACGTCGACGGCCCAGGCGCTGCGATCTGGTACTGGATCCCGCTCGCGGTACGGTGGATCTGCTCGAAGCCGGCCACGGCCTTCGCCACCTCGGCGTTGTAGTCGCGCCAGCGCAGCACGCCCTTGGCGACGTTCTCATCCAATACCGAGATGCTCGAGGCCAGGATCGCCGCGTTAGCGTTCTTGTGCGTGTCCGCGACGATCTTCAGCTGCTCGGTGTACTGCACCGCAGAGAGCCGACCGCTGCGGAACAGCGCCTCGAGCGCGCGGAAGTCTCGCGAGGCCTGGTCGATCGGGTCATGGACCATGTTCCAGATCTTGATGGCCTCGGGCAGGCGGCCGTCGTTCATCGTCGTGACGAGCGACTCGTACTCGCGACGGAACGCCTCGCCCGTAATGACGCCGTCCTTCTGCAGCTTGATGAGATCAGCTAGCGCGTCCTTCGCATCCAGCTTCGGGTTGTTGAGCTTCGCCTGCTCCGGAACGCGACCCAGGATCGTGGTTTCGTAGCCCGTGATCGCCTTGCGCGCCTGAGCCTGCGTGACATCGGCGCCCGCCTCGATCTCGTTCATGAACCGCTTCAGTTCCTCCTTGGCGATGCGGATCGGTTCGGTGATCTTGTACGCCTGCGGTCCAACACCGTGGCCGATCGTCGTCTGCAGCGAGACCCAGTGCTTCGTGTAGTCGAGGACGTCGATCTGGCCGATCTCAAATGCCTTGTTGAGCTTGCCAAGTTCTGCACGCGCTGCTTCCATCGGGGCGTTGATCTTGATGACCTCAGCGCGAACTGCCGCGGTATCTCCGATCCATTCACGATACCGATCGCCCAGCGGCCGCAGGAACCCCGTCAGGTTCTTGACGTCGTCGATCGCTTCCTGGATGTGCGCCTTGCGCTCCTCGGCTAGTTGCTTCTCTGCCTCTCGGGCGAGATCCGACGTTGCCCCGCCGATCCCGCTGCTGCCCATCTGAGCGTACATTTGGCGCATGGCGTCGTTTGCCTTGAGCGCATCGACGATCGCCTGTGCACCGTGGCCTGCACCGAGTGCGACGTCATACTTCTGCGAGTACAGCTTCTCGTTCAGTTCGTGCTCTTGTTCCTTTTGCTTGATCGTCCGCTCGCGTAGTTCGAAGTTTTTGTGAATCTGCTCGCCCTCGCTGAGCAGCGGACGCATGAGGTCCTCAACGCTCACCGACCCGGCCCGCACCTTAGCGAGCACACCTGGAACGTCAGTGCCTAGAGACTTCGACCACAACGTTGCGAGTTCCGGGACTTGCTTCATCATCCGGTTGAGTTCCAACACCGAGATGGAGCCACGCGCCATCGCATAGGCAAACCGCTGCGCGATACTGCCAGCGCTTTCGAGCGATCTCCCTGCGATCTGTACTTCTTCTCCGAGCGCTCGAGTCAGGTTGATCTGCTCCTGATGCGAGACGTTTAGGTCGTCGGTGCCGTCGCGGATCGTATCGTACAGCTCGATCGTCGCCGTCTCGGTCGAATGAAGATCGTGAGCAAGATGAATCTGCTCATCGATGATCAAGTTGGTCGAGTGGACGCTGTCGGCAAACTTGAGAGCTGTATTCTTTGCCTCTGTCCATGTGTCCTGAAGTTCGTGGAATTTGTCGATGAGGCCAGAGACATGTTGACCGAGACCAATGGCAGCGGCCCCAAGCGCCCCTCCGGCAAGGACGACCCCGGCCTGACCGAGCCCCCCAGCAAGCGCCCCGACGCCACCGTCGGTCTCGGCTTCTGGTTTTGGCAGCGCAGGCCCCGGCGCGACCGGACCATGCATCGTGCCGTACTGTTTCGCGAGCCGCTGGAACTCGTTCTCGTATTCGATCGCGGTCAGTGTGCCCTTGTGCATGAGCGCGGTGAGGGCCGCCACGTCAGCC